CTGAGGGTGAACCGCGAAACAGTATCAGGCCAGCTGCAAGGAAATCCTGTTTGTCGGAGTTCCAAGCAGTTAAATAAATGACAAACTAAGCATGTAGTACCAAAGGTAGACATTTTCTGGACGCGGGTTCAAATCCCGCCAGCTCCACCAACTACAAGGGTACAGAGAGGTTACAAATCAATAACTTACCTCTTTTACTCGGACTGAGAACGGACACGAAAGGGACACGAAATGACACGAGTAGGACACGAGTGCCGTTTCGTGTCAAAATCCGACTCAAAGCCACAAAAAAGCCCCTTTAGTTAGGGGCTTTTTTATTTTCTCGGTTTGAAAGTTTTAGTCTGGGCTTTAGGGCTCGTGTCTTTCTGGTGTCTTTTCTTCTTCCTCTAACCTTTGCCGGTCGAGTTCTTCTTTAACTTCACGGGACAATGCCTCAAGGTAGGATTTCATTGCAGGAACGTCGTTATCAAACCCCGCATCGATTAAACCTACTACGTTATCGTCGATTTTATTGTCGGTGAAGTTTGTGGCCAGTCGTAACATAAACATAACCATGTGTTGGGTTAATAGTGCTGCCCCGAAGTTCCTAAGTAGTAATAGTATGGCTACTTTCATTTTGATTAGCTCCAGTTATCGTCGTTTCGTAGTGAGATTCGTTTGTGTATCCATCCAAATACAAAATTCTCATCTGTCTCTCTGGCCTCGGCCAGTTCGATATAATAAGAACCTTGTAAACAATTTAAGGCCTTAAGCAAAACACATTCAGCCTTTTCTTTCCTGAATTCGAAATAACTCTGCAATGCGTTAAGAGTTTTACTGCCACACACTCCATCTACTTTTAAATCTTCGTAGACTGAGCCCATCTTATTAAACGCATTCAAAGCCCGTTGTAAGAATTTAATCCCTGTGCCACTTCCTAAGTTAACCCCCGCCTCGAAAACCTCCCACGCAATATCTGGACTGATAATTGAGATATCCGCAATACGGGGCTTTATCCAATACGTCTGTAGATAAATCTCTCGGGCTATAGTCTGGGGTAAGTCTCTCATTTTACCTTTGTAACCGTGCTCTCTAGCGACACGTTCAGTAATCCCCCATTTAGTCCGGCCACCTTTATCGTGGGGGTTATCTACGTAACCCGCTTCAAGTTTCACTAGTCTAAAAATAAAAGCCTGGACTCGAGGGTCAGAAGCATGCTTAACCATTATTCTTTTTCTCTTGTAACAGTTGGGTTAGGATCGTAATACTCTCTTTTTGATACTGGCCAAGGTTCTCCATCCCTTTGATAACTTGGTCTTGGTCAGTCTCTAATTTCTGTAGACGGTGGCTTATACCAGATAAAGCTTGATCGATGTGTTGCCGGTTAACTTCCATCTTCTCATTTACCCGTTCCTCACGGGTGTAGGATACGGCCACGTATTCTTTGAATTCTGAAAGCTCGTCACGCACCATCATTACGGCGCCATTGATACTTTCTCTATTAGAATTAACAGTTTCCCATAATAAGGTGTGAGATTTTGAGAATGAGGCGTGGCTATCTTTAATATCTTGTTTTATTCCAGAGATTATAAAGAGAGCGACCGTTACCCCGATGCCACAAATCGTAGCCAGTACACCTATTAACGTCACAACCAAACTAAGTTCCATTCCACAACCTCAAGAGACTCAAAATACTAATATTTAAAAGGAGTGAAATTACAATTAGAACCCCCCAAACAAGCCTCACTTTGATGTGTTTTACGAGACTTCTAACGGGAGTAATATTATTAGGTGCCTCACTTAAAGAAATAGCCTCAAAATCACTGAGAGCACCACGTTTCTCGGCTCGTAAATATGCGTCTAAAAGCTTAGATACGGCAGAGTTGTATTCTTCTTTAAGGAGAACGGAAGTAAAAACATAACGGTCTTTCTTAACGGCCATCGGCGAACAAATAGCGAGAGCAATTAACGTTCGATTTGAATCGAATATTCTTATCACTTCACTGTCAGAGGGGGTTTCTTGGACTGTTAAACACAGGTCCGAAGCTGGTAGTAACACCATATCGTCACCCAATTATCGCCGATAGCCTAATTTTTATCCAAGCATACTATGCTTAACTCAGGGAGTAAATCATATCCTCTGGTTAGACATTTCTATAACTTTACTTACATCCTGTGCTGAGGTAAATGCGACGTATCCTCTAGGGTCTGCACCAATATATAAAACAACACCAATATAATAAGCCCCTGAATACGTGTTTAAGGTTGTTTGACCTAAATTACAGATAAGTTGAGACCCCGAAAGCGATAAATTTTCATTTGTTAAATCTAAAGATACCGATTGTTTCCAATTATATAAACAAAGTTCAATATTAGTTATCTGATTGGCTCCACTATTTAAAATCAAATACCCCTGGCTATCTAATTCGAAGTTCGCAGTATTTGGCTTCAACCGGAAAGCTGTTCTATTTGATCGTTGAGGGTATATAGTTTTATCCCCCTCTATAACTAAGTCAAACTTACTCAGATGGTAATCTTGTAACTTATTAGGCTGGCTACCAGAATAGCTCTCAATTACACCCATTAAATGAGAGATTACGGCCAGCGGTCGAGGATTAGAAATAGCACTGTTATAAATAACCAAACCTCGGGGGTCACTACCAAAGTAGACAACTATAGCGATATCCCAATTAGACCCCGAAGACAATTTATCAAACCCTCCAGCTCTATAGGATAATTCACTTCCACTTAAGGTAAGATCACTCCCACTTGAATCAATAATGGAACTCAAGCCCTCGCTAAAGGATACCAACTCAACTCGGGTAATATCATTTAACGGGTCCGTGAAATCTAAATAATCCTCATCGTCTGTAATTAAACCGGAACTGGTATTAACTCTAAGTTTTAAGGTTGAAATATTTGTACGATTAGGATAACCCCATAAAACCGGATCAGATATCAACTCAAATTCCGTAGCTTGAGCGTCTTCTAAAACTGGATTTGAATAAATAACATTAGAGGCTGGGTTCGTTAAATCTGGATAGACTGAAAACAACCCTAAGGTTTGTAACGCAGTATTCCCCACGACAACCCCTTGGATATCTCCATCTGAATAAATAACAACCCCTAGATAATATTCTCCTTCGGCATTGAAGTCCTCAGCATCCCAATAGCAATGAATTTTTGTGTTATCTAAAATTACTTGCCCATTCACACTGCTAGAAACCAAACTACCCTGAGTACTGAATAACAACACTTCGATTTTATCAATATTGTTATCAGGGTTATCAAAAATTAAATAACCCTCGTCCGTTGCTAAAAGAGTGTCGGCCAAAGCTTCTAATCTTAATGTTGTTCTATTGGCACGCCCTAGGTATATATTACGTCCCGTTTCCACCCAGAGCTTAAAAGGCACATCACTAAAGGCTTTTTGCGTTTCGGTTAGTGCCGCAGTTGAGGGGGTAGTCCCCTTTAACATGAGCATAGCGGGGAGACTTCCGTTAACGAAATCCTCAGGGCTGGTGATAACTAGTCCAGACTGGTCGCCTTCCACGTATAACACTAAGCTTGGGGTATAACCCTCTAGGTATTTTGTAAGAGGTAAGGCACTAAAATCACAAATCAAAGAAGTGCCTATAGCCTCTATTTCTCCGCGGTCTAAACTGATCGTAAAGGACTCGCTATCACTTGCTAAGCGAACTTCAATATTATCCATACGAGATTGTTCTGCAGAGAAATCTACATAACCCTCCGACGTCGTTGAAAGGTCAGTATCTAATAAAGCCCTAAGTTTTAATACCACTCGGTTTCTACGTAGAGGATAAATTACCACCCCACTCTCGAGTGAGAGTTCAAACGGAACCGTGTCTAATTCTAAGAGTAATTGGGTGTTTAGGTTTACAAGTACCGGAGTACCATAAAAATTAGCGTTGTCGGATTGGTTCTCATACTCGGTATAGATTTTAGCTTCGCTGGGTATTGCTCTTTCCCACCAAATTTCACTTAATTGACCGTCAAAGTATCCCCCTGGGGTTCTATCTCTTAACCCACCAATGGCGAATCTGTCATAGTCTTTTGTGCTTTCAGAAACGGCATCGTTTTCGGCGTAATAGGCGTCATTTAAAAATACTTGCCTTTGCGTCATGGAAAAGGTTGTTACCAATCTTTCCCACACCCCATACGTCGAGACACCCCCTCCTGTGGCCGCAGCATAACCAAATACACTATGTTCTTGTCGCTTCCATGCCGACACGCTATTGGCTTCCATTTGATTTGAGTCCACGGCTCTAATAAACGTGTTACGGTACTCACCCGAACTAGATGAAACGAAAATACCCACCGTTGCCCCTTCGGAGTCAGCGTTTCTCCGCTTGCTCCACGTTCTAAATGAATCCTCCCCCCCATTGCGAGGGGTTATAGAGCCTTGCAAGTAAGCCTCAGTTGTAACATCTAAATCTATCGAACCGCTAACATCACCAAATACACCTGTTGACGGGGTTAGCGTGCCTACTTGGTCTAGTGTTAAGTTCCCTGTCACATCGTCCACCCCATTGTGACTAACAAACGAGAAATCTTGCCATGTGGCATATTGCCCGTAATCATGAGATAGGGGTAATATGGAAGCAGAACTGTTCTTAAAAAAGAGATAGAACAAAGAACCAACATCAAATTCGGGCAACCGTAACCAAATAATTAACTTCCGACTAACTGTGTCACATAATACTACTTGAAGTGGGACCTGCCCCGTACCATCTAAATTTTCACAAAGCCGGAGATCACCCCCACCATTACTTACATTTTCCCAAAAATGGTTCTGCTCCGTGGTCGGCAACTTTTCGATAACCGCTTCGGTTAACACAAGCATCTGGCCCGTGGTGGTCTCGGCGGGGGTGTAGTTAATAGGGATTCTAAAAGCGAACCCCCAATTCTCCAGATTTATAGACATTAGATTAACTCGTTGCTGTACTCAGTTAAGTCGATATTATATTTTTCAATACAATCTTCAACTGTCATTGTCCCAGCCTGAACGGCTTGCATATCCATTAGTTTTTGTGCCACTTCGTTAAAGGCCGCGGCACAAGCATCAAAATCCGGTTTGGTAATTGAAATTAGTTCATCCGCCCCGTTATTATCTGGATTGACACGCATATAGGCTTGCTGTTTTAGCGCTGAGTTTGCGGCAGCGTTCAAATTACTAATCGCTGTTGCAACACTGCGTTGAGTGCTTTTACGCTCTGAATTTAAGTTGGTAAATTTTAAGTATTCTAGTGACATTGTGTTTCTCCAGTGCTTAATTAGCGATTAATTCGCCGTTAAAAGTCATTTTATAAAGTGGGTGCTTTGGGTATTTTTCAATTGAAATTGGGCGCTTTCTCAGGCTGTCGTAAACCATTCCGTTTAAAACCAATGCTGCATGATTGACATTATCGTTGTGCGTAAATGCCCAAACCTCACCGCCAATTTGAAGTTGTAGGGTAAAAGCAAAGTCTTCACAATCACCCTTAAAAGGTTTATCAATGCTCGTAAACGCTTTATGCTCATCTGCAATATCGTCTATGTAAATAAAGTTGCTTAGCGCCTCGTAATACGCTTTATCATCAGATGATGATAAGTAGTAAGTTGTCACCGCTAAGATAGCTAGCACTGCGATAAGTGGTAATAAGTATTTTTGCATCACATAAGCTCCTGAACTTCAACATGAAAATTATCTACCCACGCGTTAACACTTGTAGGGGTAGCTGTGTTAGTTAACACCTGTATACATACCTCAACTCGCGCCGCCCCTTTAGGCGCAACAACTCCAATTTGACGGTATGTCCAGTCTTCGACACGTGTTTGATAACGCCCAGGCACATAACTTTGAATTGTGTTTCCATACTGGTCGGGGAAATCAATTCTGTTACCGGACGCGTCAAAGAAATAAATAATTACCTGAAACAAGCCATTATTATCCGAAGCATCCCAGTCGTTTTTCAGGTATACGCCCCCTGTGATTATATCCCCGCTCTTACAGGGGACACCTTGATACAATTCACCACCTTGTACACCACCGCCACCACCGTAGTTAGCTGTAAACTTGCCTACGTAACTACCGCCTCTAGGTACGTCCTCCGTAGCCTCTGCAATCAAATCACAAGACGCATTATCGCCGCCCGACGTATCAATCACGCGGATAGACCAACCCGACGTATCGCCTTGCTCAAATCCCCCGTTACCTAGCATGTTTGTCCATTCTGCAATCGGTTGGGCAAGGTAGGTCTGCCAGTTAAGGTAATTCATCCCTTTTGCACCGCATCGGCCTGAGCCACCGATTATGTATTGATGGTCGTAACCATTACCGCGAGGATCATAAACATCGTTCATATTCCATGTAACATTGTCGAGAAAAAGCCCTCCGGTCTTGTCGTCGGGCACTTCACTGATTAGCGGGGGTTCAATCAGTGCGCGGTTGTTAGTGGTTATCCAAGTATCTCTGATGACAACTCTGGCGTAGCCTTTGACGGTAACAAATTTTGTGGTCAATGAGTTGTTTAGTGGGTTTTCAATGTGTGAACCCATCATTGTCCAAATACAACCGCCCAGTACTTCAATAGGGTGGTTGTTAAATGATGTGCCTATAATTTTCCATTCACCGCGCCTGAAATAAGATGTTTTGTTGCTGGTATCTGCAAGGAAACAGTCACGGATGACCATACATTCGCCCATGTCGTAAGCGCCGTTCCACGCCTCCGGTGGTGTCTCTATGCAACCGCCGATTGTACGGCAGTTTGTGAGGTGGATTTTCCAGCAATAATCGTGGTAGCGGAATGTGATTTTAAACCCACGGATATTCACTTTTTCGAGAGCGCAGCAACTTAATTTAGTCGCTGACGTGTTACCGCTTAGCTGAACGGCATCTGCATCATACTCGTTGTTTTTACTGGCACCAACAATATTGATACCCTTGAACACTGACTTGCTCATTCGGTCGTTTTGTTCATAAACGTCTTCACCGTAAAGCTGAACGGCGTATCCGTTTTCAGGTATCGTATTCCATTTCAGGTATGTACCCATGCCATTAGTGCCTTCCCAGCGAGTGCGGTAGACGTTTATTTTGAAACTCTTGTTGCCACAATCGTAGTCTTGCCCTTTAAAAATGAGCGGGTATCGCAAAGCCGTTGCCACGGCATTAGCAACGCTGATAGCATCACCAGAATTAAACGTCGTAACGGGTTTTGCCCCTGCTTGTTCAGGGGTAACTATGCTATCGGGGAACAAGCCAACTAACGTATTGCCATCATCGGTGTAGATATACCTGCACAAGTCCTGAGTGTAACTTTGCCCACTGATTTTTAAATACGTGTTACCGCCATACGCTTTTTTCTGGTCTGCAAAATCGCCTAAATACGAAACGGTTTCTACTAACTCGCCCAAACGTATTTCATCGGCGCTAATTGCTTCAAACACTGAATTGACTTTTACGGCTCGTTCTGCGGCCAACCGCTCTAATGAGGTCGTTTGAGTCAATTGATAAGCTAAATCCAGTGCAGGGGTTACGTTAGGGCCATGTACAACAGCGTCTAATAGTTCCCAGTGGGTAGGGTCGTCTTCAGGTAATTCACTAGACCCGTTAGCGGTGTAAGGGTAAAGGCAGTAGTAATAATTCCCATTAGCGCTTCTCACGACCTGATCTTTAAGATAGGCACCCTCTGTAAAATCCCCTGTAAATTCGAATTTATCAAACGCCTTGGTTGAGGGCTTATTTAGTATTGTTTGAGTATCAGTATTGAACGTTGAAAGTGCTTCTAAATTTGCGGTTAAGGCACTCATTTGCGCCGCTGCACTGGCAACGGGGCTTATCTTTACTTCTACATTTTGCGCATTGTCACGCGGCCATGGTCGGCTAAGTGTAATCGTCCTAGCAGTGTTATTCACTGTAACCAGCGTTTCGGGTATGTCTACGCCGGTCACGAATACCTGGCTACCTTCAATCGCCCCAAAAACACTGTCAGCGTTGTTTATTTGCGCCGTCGCATTGTCATTCGTGAATGTTACATCTGTTAAGAAAAACTCATATGTACTCATTAATCAGGCTCCCTATGGCTCGGAATGCTGTCTTTCCACCACGGTAACTCTGGCACTGTTGGCTGGGTGTCTTCGGGTTCGTAAGTGTCTCCTGTAATTGTGTGTTCTGTTCTAGGGCTTGAAACGTTATTAAACGCTTGAATTTCTAGCGACAAAGACAAGGGTTTCCCCGCGCTATCCGTACTGTTCGCCGTTACTTGAACACTGAGCGTTTCCCATGGCTCCTCTCGGGTTGTGTAAACATACGGCATGTATAACGTCCCGTAATAGTATGAATAGTTAACCGAAATGCTACTTATTGTTTCCCACGTATTGTGAGCCGGATGTGCTGTATCTACCATTGTGTAAAAAGTTTTTACTTCAACGGTCATTGGTTTGTCATTCCCAGAATCTTTAACGCACAACACCTTTAACCACAAATCACTTTTATAGTTAACCAACCGCCAGTTGTCGTATATCTTCCCTTCTTCACGCTCATATGTAGGACCCACAAATTTATTACTGGTTAGCGACCTAAATACTCGTGCGTTCGAGCGTGAATTAGCCATACTCATAACAATGATTGGGGCGGTCTTATTGGCGTCTGAAATCATTAACCCTGAACCGACCCGAAGGGCGCTGGTTTCCAGCACTCCAGATAAAGTAAGACCACCACCTTTGAATTCAAAGCCATCCTCATCTTCCCAAGCAACACCATTAGATTTAGTGAGATTGGCGTAGTCGGGTTCATTATTTGGTCCTAAAATAACAGGCCCCTTCCATAATCGTAGGTTATCCGGCCCGAAAGGGGCTGCTCTCTCCACTTTCATATATTCATCACCAATCATTTCATATGTTGGGGATTTTAAGGCCCCTGAAAAGGTCCCGCTCCCATGGAATTCAAGCTCGTTGGTAGAGGAATTAACACCTAAGACGATATTGCCTTGCAGATCGACCCAAGAAGTATTTTGAGATTGAAATGTTATTCTTGATGCTGACTCACTACCGTCAATAAATATACCGGTCACATGCCCATTAGCATCTATCGCAAATTCAATGCGTCCCGATAACTCTCCTAAAGCATCTTCAATCGCATGGAAGTATGAGAACGCGGTTACGTAATCACCTGAACTATTAAGAATTTTTGCTTCACTAAAAGCTTGGGCAAAGGCCGCACCTTCAACCCAATTTCCTTGCGCATCTTCGTAGCCTATCTGGACATTTTTAAATTCCGTTATCTGAGCTTGAACACTCGTATCCCCAACTTTTTCCTTAATCGCTAGTATATCGAGCGCACGTAATTGGTTTTCTGAAACTAGGCCCGAAACGTTGTATTGCAACGTAGAATAATTTTGTCCAAGTTCGCCCTGTTGTTCACTCCATACCTCAAGGTCCGCAGCAATAGTCGATAATCTCTGGCTTAGCGAAGCTCCCCAAGGGGTATCTTCTTTATTAACAATACCATCAAATATCTCGTCAACATCCGGCGTGAAGGCTTTTTCCGCTATTACATTATGATGGCGCCAAATTCCGAATCCCTCCCGAGAGGATAACCTATACCAGATATGGAATGATTGTCCGGCGCGTTGGGCATATAAGGTTATTGAGTCACCATTCGAGTAATCCGCCGCATCACTAATGACATTCTCAGAATGATATTTGAATTCATAGTAAGACGTGTTTACCGAGACCTTAGGTGGGGTAAGAGTTATTACCCCTTCTTGATTAAGGATCGTCGGGTCGTCCTCTGGGGTTGGGGGCGCACTAACATTAAAAGTTATTTTTGTAGGTGTCCCATACTTCAATGTTGAAGATACCCCCGCCACGGACGCCACATAGCCAGTCTCAGCCTTAAGAAACCCGAAGGCTTGGCTAGCTGAATAAGTCTGGTAAGAATCCTGTATCGTGCGCCCATCAGGCTTATAGATTATTACTTGATAGGCGTAATTGTTATCGTCCCACGTCAATAAGTGCGGTGTTTCATCTGAATCAACATACTCGTAGCTAAGATTCGTAATCGCCGCCACAGGGGTACTAACCAGAAATGATAGAGGACTTTCTAATAAATTAGGGTAAGTTCCCCCTGCAAGGTCAATAACCCTAGCCGTTATATATAAATTACTAGGAAGTTCCCCGCCGGAGACCGCAATTTCAAAATCACTTTTGGTAACTTGAAGCGTAGATTTACCTATTTTGGTAAATAATAAAGGCCTATTCTCAGGGTCTAAATCATTGTGGATGTTGAACTGTATACCTTGAACGCTACTGGTTTCTAAGAGGTCTATCTGTTGAATATCCAGTTCCCCAAACTGATACATAACCTTGCTTTCTATCGTAAGGGTGTAGTTCTCGTATTTAATACTGATTTCAGGGGATACCCCTTGGTCTTTCATATCTGCAGACAGTACCATCGTGGTCACCCAGTCTAAGGTTGTCCATGCGCTCTGGGTATCTCCCTGCACACTGCGAACCTCAATACGGACTTCCCCAATTTTTACGTTCTGTATTTCAAAGTATTGGTTAACGGTTTTAGAAATATACTCGCGACCATTCGTAGATTCCTCTTTAATCTTAATCTCGAAGTAACCCCCAGGCGGTAAAGGTGCAACGATATCCCAAGCAACCCATAAATTTATTTGCTCTAATCCACGCAACTGTAAATGTTCTTCATCAACAATCCGTAAATTCGTTACTTTACGAACTTGAGGCTTTAATAGAAATGAGTGTTGGGGCGCTTCCGAAATTATCAGGTTATCCGCATCGACGTGTTTATTAAGATTCACCTCTTGGCAAACAAAATCATATACCCCTTTTATCGACGTATTTTCACTGCATTTTAATATCCGATAAGGTTTAGGAAGACCAATTATCTGACCTTCTTCCGACGCGGAAATAACCACGGGAGGATAGCGATTGAACTGTGATAAATCGGGTAAAAAGCCTTGTATTTTTAACCGGTAAATAGGTTGATCTAGGTTTGAGGAAGAAATTTGCGTGGTGTAACTATAGTCCTCGCTAGTCCCCATAACCGTGACGTTGTAAACCCCAGCCTCATCAAAATACACAGGGTCACGTAGTGTTATAGCTTTAGTCTCCAGCTTCACCGCTCGACCGGAATATGCGTATCCAGCAACAGGATCAACGATGTTGATAATATCCATGGGCTCAAACGCCATACCTTGTAAAGTACTACTAAAAGATATCGTTCGCGTTTCTGTGGTGACGGAGGAAAGATAAAAAGTCATACGACGCTTAACTTCCCAAATATCAGTAGCGCCTACGGCTTCAAATTCGTAAGGGTTAAGCCCGTATTTATTGATTGAGTCCTCGTCTCTTATCTCTGAGACATACTGCTCTTGATAATCCATCGACGCATCAATGTAACTTGAGGTTAGCGCGTTGTGTCTTTCAGATATCGCCGAGAAATTGTAATTGTAAGGACTCCCCCCTGAGGAAGACACACACATTTCGGGGGTGATTGTGGCCACAGGGGCTTCGGGTAAATCCGCAAGAAATTTTATTTCCCCTAAGTCTGTTTCTATCGGTCGAGCAAAAGCACTTCCCAACACATACCGTAGGATATCCCATCCGTTTTTTGGGCTGGTTAACACAATATTGAAGGTATAACGTGCGGCCTGTTGCTCACCCGTTATCGGGTTAGTTAAATTCTTTTCATCTGTGTGAAGGTCGTAACCGTCAGCGTACTTAGCCATACGATAAACCGAATAGCGATTTATCTTCACTCGAGGGTTGTAACGAACCATACCCCAGTCGAGATTAGTCACCAATTCATAAGCAATCCAAAAAGGGTTATCTGTCCAATGTTTCTTTGCTTTAAATTGGCCATTCCAAACCTCTGTTTCGTCATAGGTTTTAGTGATGGGATCGTAATTGCTCGGGATAGCGCACTCAAGCCCATAGTAATTAGCATTTACGGTGGGGATGGATGTAAGTTGCTGGCCTAAAACTCCCGCAACATGCAGCATCGAAAGCCCTGGGTGGTACTCAAGGTCTGGGTCGTCATACTCAACACCATTATCGGTGTAAGCGTCCCCTGTCTTCGTGAGTAATTCATAGGAGGCCCAGTTAACTTCGGCAATGTCTTCATCTGTTGAATCTTGAGATAATCGCTTAACACGTATTTCAAACTGGTCCTCAGGTTTTGTGCGAGGCATCACGATATTATGCACTTTTACAAAAGGGCTAATCGTGGTTTTACCTGTAAAAGAGACGTTTTTGATCGTCCATTCACTATCTAAAATATTTTTGTAAGCTATCTCGAGAGATAAAGTATTATTCTTCGACCCTTCATCCGTATATTTAACGAGTTGAGAAACGATAAAACGCAGCTCTATCTCATCAAAACCTTTCGTAGTTGGGACGGTAGTTCTTGTTACGGGACTGGCATAGGCGAGATTGCTGGAAACTTGCTGCGTAATATTTTGCCCACCTAAGCAAAACCAAATAGGAGTCTGACCTTCCTCGGCATCCTCTTTAGCGCTAAGTGGAGTGCCATTTTCAAAACGAATCATCAGACTCGAGTTATCGAAATTAGACTCATTTATGCTATTAAAAACCGGTACATCATCGACAAATATATTTTGTAACTTTTCCTCAGGGGTATCCCCGACAATACCACCAATAGGCCCCTCGGAAATCCCTAGGACAAATTCAAAAGCGTCTGTAGAAAAGAGATTATCTTCTTGGTTAGAGGCGCTACTTCCGCCACCACCACCGGTTCCCTTAAATTGGTTATTAGCCACTTAAGTTCCTAATATCGTCGATAAATTAAATTATTTAAGGCTTAAGGGTTATTTGGATTATTAGGAGAACGAATTCCATCCTTATAAACCGTTTGCGCCCCTGTGTAATATGTTTGGCCAACTTGATTTGATTCACTGTTGTAATAAAGAGTTAGCCACGAATCACGCTTATTCTCACTAATATCATCCCATATTACATCCGTAAACTCTCGGATGGTAGCGGAATTTCCTCGAACGCTCTCAATATTGAATTGAAATAAATGTCCGCCAAAGCGGTGCTTCCCAAATATCATTGCCCTTGTAGTCCCTGAGGCTACGGTGTTGGGATAAGACGTGGCCGTGTTACTCGAGTCCTCGGTTTCACTACCCCCACCTACTTCCGGTAATAATTCTTGCGCAATACCCCCAGAAATAAACGCTAGCCCTACGCTTCCTATAAGAAGATTAAGATTTACCATCCCAGCAGAACCTAGCGCAGCGAACCCCGCTGAAACCGTGGGCATATAAACAGCCACGGCAATTAAAACGACGCCTACAATCACTTTAACCCATCCGTTACTTTCACCACTACCTTGAAAGCCCCGCAACGTATTGAGGGTTTGCTTTCGCTTCAAGGTTAATAGGCCATTAGCTACAGGTTCATCTAAGTCAATAATTGATTTTACCTCAGGGATTTCACACACGTAACGAACTTTAGACGTTCTAGGGTTAAAACCTTCTTGCATCTTTAAAGCCTCTAAAGCTTCACGATAGCTCGTAGCTTCGGTTTTTATCTCTTGAGGGATTTTCTTATTAAAACCTACTAATTTAATCGTCACCATGTGGGATAACCTCCCCTACAAATACGTCTTTACCCTCGACATAAAATTGAACGGTTTTATGTTGAGAGACTATCCAATGCTTCCATTCAGGTAGAGCTAAAAAAGTATAATAATCCGACAAGCTTAGATTTGAAAAAGTATCCGTGTGAGTGTGCCATGACGCCACAGTGTCGGCGTAATATTTTTCGAAGTCCTCATCTGAGACCTGAAATTCTTTTTCAGGGTTGTTAGCGATATTAGTAACCTCGACAATCTCCCCTGATTTTAAGATGAAACCACAACGCTCGAACTCAGAGCCCCAATATTGTTTCAGTTCCTTCATATCGTTTTACCCCTTAGCTTCGCTTTTAAGTGGGCAGGGAGTCCTTTATGAAGATTACGAAATACTTCGGCAGTTAGCATCGTTTCTATCTGATTATGACGGACTACTTTCACTACACGGTTACGCCAGCGGGGACTATAATCAACAACCTCACTTAAACGACCTTCCAAATGGTGTAGGATCTTTTGACGTCCCACATATATCGCCACATGATTTACAACCTCGCTTCCAGCGATACGCATCATAAGAACGTCACCATAACGAACACGATGTGCGGAGTTACCCGTATCCTCGAAACCTTCGGCTTCAAACTTATCGGTAAAGAAGTCGAGGCCTGGGACCCCTGCCCAATTGGCCGGACGTGCGTAGTTGCGCACCAATATTTGATACTTGTCTTTATAAAAGTCTTGCACCACGGTAAAGCAATCAACAATACCTTGCTCATAAGGGCGACCAAGATAAGGGGTTAAGTCATTCATCATACTATCACCGTACTAAACTCGGGTTGAGTATACCGGTTCGGGGGGATTTGATATTTGTTGGCATCCGATAACCGGCGCAATTGCAGAGTAAGTAGGTCCCCCGCGATATTACTCGGGTGAGATACGTAATATACGTGCTTAGAAACAAGGGAACTGGCCGACTCATGGGGCATAGCTTCATAACGAGTTACAATTGCATCTTCCAGCAAGCTTCGATTTATATAGTAACTATAAATGCCGCCTTCATTCGGTAACGTTAGACTTGGCCGATTTCGTTCGCTGCTTGAATTTTTAGAAACCCCTGAAAGCTGGAAAGGTGATTTAACCCATGTAACTCCATTCCAGTCGGTGGTTTTCTTATCCGTAAGTCGGATAACGACGGGAGCGCCATCAGGATCATCTATCTCTAATTGTAGGTAGGTAGTTAGTTCGTCGGGGGTCAAAGAATGTCGTTGAGACCGCACCTCGTTAGAGAGTTCTTTCATCGTCGATTTCCTTTAAATTTGCCTCAGTATACCGAAAACAATAAAGGATTGAATATTTTTCAAGCGCCAAAATAGAACACCCTAGCTAAAAGCTAGGGCGTTAATTTGGAAATCGACGATAATTAGGAACCACGTGGGCTGCTAACCGACTTCAAGATTAGGTGTTTTTGATTCACTTGTCAATAAAAATATATCGAAAAATAAATTTTATACTAAAGACTAAAGTGGAATCTCTCTTAATGTGACAATAAAAGGGAGTGATACCCCATCACCTTCGGTATAGCCCTCAGGGACTTGTAACGGTGAATCAAAACGAACCACGACATTTCCAAACCTATGATGGTTGTATAAAAATTCACTCCAAAGTTCATGTCTTTGGTAAAAATCATCTAAGTGATCAATACTATATCTACGTTCCATCGGCGATAAAGTTTGAGGTGTTTCAAAAGATTTCATAGCTTCAAACGACAGCTTAAATAATCGAGATACTGGCGTTGAGGGCTTGGTTACATACTCCCAATCATTACCGAGCGTGATCCTAGAGGAACGTTCACGATACGAATAAGAAACCTTGTGATACGGAAAGTCAAAAACTTCTAAGCTCATTTGTTCTTACCTCTAGGAATTGATGCTATTAACGTGGCGATTTCCCCGTCTCTAGCAATGTCGTCGCCAATAATTACTTTAACGTCATTCGGGCCTAACTGGGGTTGTGCTTTCTCCGACATAACATACACATTTACCTCCCCCGATTCCGTGGAACTTATTTGGGAAATAGTTTCTTTCGCTTTAAGTGTGGACGCTTCTTTTTGTTTAATCGTGGATTTGTCCACCGAGTTAAGCGCCCGAACGTTTTCAATCCCTAGGGCATCCACCGAGGGTTTACGTAAAATAAACTCACCTCGGCTCACTTTCGCATAAGTGGAATCTCGGGTATCCATCCCCGCCGTAATCAAACCACCAACCTTATAAGAACCCGCAAGGATTGGCCCCCCTGTAAAGCGAAGCCCCGCCAAGTTACCTACCGCCCCCGTTGAAGCCATCCCTCCTACGTTCGCGGCACCACCACCCAAACCTATCATAGAAAATATTGAACTGATCAGTTGGTTCGCAACAGCTTGTGAAGCAATATTGGCCATCTGGGTTAAGATACTGGCGCCTAAACTACGAATAGCATTTTCACCACTTTGTGCCCCTGTAACTAAATCCGTGAAGGTATCACCAAATGCCTGTCCTAACCCTTTAGCGGCCTCGGTCGCCTCTAGGGTCATTTGCTTAAGCATATCGTAGCTTCGATAATGCTTATTTACATCATCAACAACGTACTGCCCCGCGTTACTCAAGCTAGACCCTAGAGACCCTTCGTTGGCTCCGGCATAGTTTTCATCTACACCGGTACCGTTTAATGGTCTATAAGAACGACCATATATCGCAGCCCCAACTTTATTGTATTTGTCCGTCTCATAAGGACTCATAGATATAGCTCGAGTGACGTCCTCCATTTTCATACGGAAGTCGCGTAGGCTTAAATCTGCATCTTTCGAGGCTTGGGACAAATCAATAAGATTTGAGTCTAGCGACAAGGTTTCAGACTCAATGCTCTCGACCGCCTTCGTGGCCTTTATCGAACTCCGGCCCCCTGTTAAATCAGGGTTGTCAATAATCGTTCTTTTAAGATACTCCGCAAAATCCGCAAGCGCCTCTTTGGCTGTTAGTACCCCTTGTTCTTCTAACTCAATTGCCGAGCGCTCGAGCTCCGTGGCTTGGGTCTTAAGTTCGTTCGCAATCCCTGAGGCCCTTTCCCGCGTCTCGTCGGTATACCCGTCATTTTCAGCAATAGCAACATACTCATTTGACTCACGCAGCTTATCCTCCGAGAGCCTACGAAGTTCCTCCGCCGAAAGGCGCACCTCTTTTAACTGGTTAGAAATACTGGTGCGTTGTTCATTAACCACATCAGACAACAACCGAGACAATTCATCATCATCCCCTAAAAGCCTAAACTGGCGAGGGTCGATGTTCTCTTTTGCTAAGAGTGATTGTTCAAAGCTCTCCCTAATTAGGGTCTTTTCTTGAAGGGCATCAAACTGCTCATTAGCGAATTTGATACGGGCCTTTAATTCTCTATCACGCTGGGCTACCGAAACCGGAGAATTGCCATCGATGGCTGCAAATAAAGTGTCTTGCTCATTCGCAACCGTTTCGCGTTCTGTGTTCAGTGTTTTAAGCTTGTTCTTTATTTCGTCGGACGTATCTCGGTCGGTAACTTGACGCAGCCGTTCTTTCAAAACCTCAATTTCTTTATCCAATTCAGCTAACCGAGCGGGGTACGTTAGGTTAGCATCCGGTCTCGCCGAAAGTGCCGCAGATTGTAAGTACTTTTCTAACCGGCCCCGAGCATTCCCTTGAGCCTGAAAGTATCCTTGCTCTTGAAGAACCAGACGAGGATTAGCCACACCCCGTTCGGTTAACTCGGAAATCGTCTCAGCTTCATGCTCTACAAGCTGGGTAAGACGGTCTCTTACGATATCTCGTACCTTTTTGAACGTGTCTAAATAATCACTCGTCTCGTGGTTTTCATCTTCCTTAAATAACCCTTCGATATCCTGAGAAATATCAGCAATCCCATTGAGCCCGTCACGACGCCTCGTTAATATAAACTCCGACAGTTCGCGGTCGCCTTCTATCTTCTCAGGATCTAAGCTATCCCACTCTTTTTGATTCGTTTCTATATCCAAAAGAACATTGGCCCGAGATAGCATGGCCGCTGCAAGGTCCTCGATATATTTCTCGGCGTTTTCTCGCGCCTTACCCTCAAGCTTAAACTGCCCCATAAGGGCATCTAACTGCTCCGGCGATTGGTTTAGGATACGGGTGAGCTCACCTTCAAGTTCCCGCGTTTTACTTCTCGCCTTTTTTACTTGCGACAGCGCCCCTTCCTTTGTCAAATCAACATTCTTTATTTCATCATTAATTTCCTGCAAATCCTCAAAGAACGTAGGCAGTACCGAAGCAATTATTTTATTGTAAAAATTAGAAACCCCCGCATTTTGTCCTCGGCGTCTTGACGTTGCAGCATTACGCTGGGAGTTCTGGCCATTGGCCAAAGGGTTTGTTTGTCCAGTAAGCAATCGCTCGGCATCAGAATCAAACCACCCTGTTGAAAAAATCTCAGAACGCTTAGCTTCACTGTTTTCTAGGTAAAAGCGACGGTTATTTTTCTGCAGATAATTAACACCGTTGCGCGTAGACGTTTCGAACTCAAGCATTTTCGCAATGAGTTTATCGTAGCTATCCACCGAGGAATCGATATAGAGACCTTGCTGGCGGAATTCATCATTTAACCGACGAATCTCACGCTGCAGAGCATCATTATCCGCGAGGTTATGTTGCTTAAGTATAAGTGTGTCAATCGCCCCACCAACTTTCTTAAGTTGGTCTTGGTAGGCTTTTGTTTCAGCTTGGCCTTGATTAAGCCTCGCCTGAGTATTATCAACACGATCATTTGCTCGTTGACGACCATCTAAGTATTGGTACCCATACACGGCACCAGTACCTAACAGGGTAGCAGTACCCACCCCAGGTATAGCACGGGCTGCTAAACCTACAGCACGGCCTACACCACGGCCTTTCGCGACATTGATAAGACGAGAGAAAATATTACCTTTAGATTTTCCCTTTTTGCCGCCCCCTGTGAGCATTTCCACCCCACCCAACAAACCCGCACCAAGACTCAGTACGCTACGTGAAGCCAGTAAGCTACCGAAGATTGACGCAGGAACCGCCAGCACACTTAGCGCGGGGCCTAAATCACGTACCACGGATAAAAAGTCCGCCGTGGTTTCAGTTAAACCGGTTATAACATCTAAGAGGGGTTCAAGAGACTCATAAACAATCGACTTACTGATAGAGCTTAATCGCGCTAACTGGTTAGACAACGCACCCATCTGGGTTTCGTTCGCTCGCGCCGAAGAACCACCAATACGCATTTGTTCGCTTAATTCCTCCGCAACTTCAATGTTGTTGGCAAAGGCCCCGTAGGCTGATGCTGCCCGAACTTCCATACTCTCCATGGCGTCACGAACGGTAAACCCTCGCTCTGCGAGAGTTCGCATCACAGGGATTAAACCATGGGCAGTGATATCAAGATCAGACATTGAAATACCTAAGGCCTGAACCGTTCGTATAAATGTGTCTGAGGGCTTCTGTAACGAAATAATTATTTGACGTAAACCTGTGCCCAACGTTGAACCCGCTCTAATCCCTGAGTTGGCCATTGCACCTAACGCCGAGACTGTTTCTTCAAAGGTCACATTCGACTGAGCCGCAAGGTTACCCGAGTACTGCAAACCTAAAGTCAGTTTGTCGAGGTTTAGTTTCGAGTTGTTTACCGCGGTCGTCATTTTGTCCACGATATTAAGCATCTGAGAACTATCTTTATTAAATACCCCCAGCGTGGACGTGGCGAGGTCTACGGCGCTTTTTAAATCTGAACCTACGGCGGTAGCAAAGAGTGTAACGCCCTCTATCGCATTTTGAATATCCTTTTGACCTAAACCGGCCTGACCCAGTGTAATCGCCGCATCCGCAACCTCGGTAGCCGTAAACTTCGTTTTCTCCGACACATCAATAAGATTTGTCGAAAGTTCTTCCATTTCCACATTGGTAAGGTTAACTATCGACTGGAGCTGCTTAAACTGCCGGTCAAGCTCGGTGGAGAATATCGCCGAGGTCGTAATCCCTCCGATACCCGCACCCATAACCGCATAGTTACGTAGAAGTTGCCCTTGGTTTCGAAATAACTGAGCACCCCCATCGAGACGTTGGTTTGTTCTCGCTTGCTGTATCTGTTCAATTCTTCGGTTTACGCGTTGCTGCTCAGTGACAGGGGCCTTAGCTTTAGCTCCCTTAATTTTCTCCCGTTCTAGCTGTTCGGCTTCACGGCTTTGTCTGGTAAGGGCCTTAAGTTGTTCTTTAGCTTCGTTGGTACTTTTCTTAAGTTCTTTTAAGGCTTTGCTACTATCCCTTACTAATGCTGTGTTACCTGTGTCCAACCCTTGCTTTAAAGCTTTATCTGCCGCACCTTTTAAGACTTTATTTTTATCCAGCTCAACTTGGATTTGATCTCGAGTGAGAGAGCGTAAACTACCCCCTCTCAACGGGTCTGTCTTAGGGACAGTGGGATCAAGACGTAGCGCCTCCCTACGGTAGTCCGCAAGAGTTTTACGCTCCGCCTCGTTACGTGCCTTGTTTGATTGTTTAGCGGCCTCTCTGGTCGTATCTTCAAATTTCTTTAACTGCTTTTCAGCCGCAGCAATACCGGCATCTAAACGTAGTAAGTTCTTTTTGAATTTAGGGATAGCGTCCGTATCACCCAACCGTTGCGCGTCTTTTAAAGCATCACTCGCCCCTTTTCTAAAAATACGCTGACTGGCCAAAGCATTCGCTAAATCTCGCTGTTTATAATTGCCAACATTATTCGGGTCAATCTGGCGGCGACGCTTAATCGCGGGATTGCTATCAAATTGTTTCTTGTAATAGGTATCCAGAGACGCCGCTTTTTGCTGAGCTTTTTTCTCGGCATCTGCCGCTTTACGACTCTCAATAGTTAGCTGGGAAAGCTGTTCTTTAGCTTCTTTGGTACTATGCTTAAGTTCTTTTAAGGCTTTGCTACTATCCCGTATTAAAGAGGTGTCACCTGCCGTCAACCCTTGTTTTAAAGCCGAGTCCGCAGCGCGTTTTAAAACCTTATTCTTATCTATCTCAACTTGGATTTGGTCCCGAGTTAGCGACCGTAAGGCGTCTTTTCGTAATGGATCTGTCTTAGGAACCGTGGGGTCAAGGCGTAGCGCCTCCCTACGGTAGTCAGCAAGCGTTTTACGCTCCGCCTCTTTACGTACCTTGGTTGATTGTTTAGCGGCCTCGCTGGCGGTAGTTTCAAATTTCTTTAACTGCTTTTCAGCCGCAGTAAGACCCGCGTCCAAACTCTGTAATTTCTTTTTGAATCTCGCGATGGCCTCGGTGTCACCCAACCGTTGCGCATCTTTTAAAGCCTCACTCGCCCCTTTTCTAAAAATACGCTGACTGGCCAAAGCATTCGCTAAATCTCGCTGGTTGTAATCACGAACCGCATTAGGGTCAATCTGGCGGCGACGCTTAATCGTGGGGTTGCTATCAAATTGTTTCTTGTAATAAGTATCCAGAGACGCAGCCATTTTTTTAGCTTGCTCTTGGGCTTGTTTCGTAAATCGGCCGGTGATTTCACCCATTGCCGTATTTAGCCCTTTTAACAACTGTTGCTGTTGCTGAGGATTTAACCCTTTACCAATAGTGAGGGCCAGTTGGTCAAGTATCGCCTTAGCATTCTTCTCATTTTCTTGGAGAATTTTACGCTGGGTGTTGACTTCGTTCTTAGCATTTGAAGCAAGCTTTTCACGACCCGCGGGAGTATCGGGGATCTGAGCCAAATACCCCTGCAACTGCTTACTCGAGCTTTTCGTCACCCGCTCGAGTTTTTCAAATTCCTTAACTAGCGATTCGATTTGCTTTTGTGAGTTACCGTCAATGGTGAAGTTTAGAAGTGTTTTACGGATAGTATTAGATGCGGAGCTACCTTTAGCCATCGTCGATTCCCCTGATTGTTAGCTGAACACTGCTTGAGCCAGAGCCATAGCCTCATTTTCGTCTTTTGGTATGCGACCTTTGGGTGTGGCCTTAGTTCCTTTCGAATTGCCGCCCCCGAAAATAGCTCCCGCAGCATTTAATAACGTCACATATTCTTGTGTCATAGTGACGACCCGTAACCCGAGTTTGAGTTTTGTTTGGGTTTTTATATCGTGGTCGGTATAGCTCCAAAATATTTCAGGCAACCGGCTAGGTGCCGTTTCAAAAACGAAACACAAACGTTCTTCGAAACTTAATTTCAAGTACCAACTATTGAAGATTTCTAAGCATTCGGGGCTTTCATCTTCGCTTTCAATCTTTGATTGGCCTTCTTGAAGGCCTGAGTAAAAAAATTTTCAACGTGCTCCGCCACCCATTCAAGCAAATCCAATACGTCGTTAGGGTCAATAAGTAAGCTTGACGTATTAAGTTGCTTAGTTATCCGCCCCGTGGGGTTTCGTTCAGACAAGAGTTCAACCAAGATACTTTCCCTAACCTGGGGGTTAAGAAAAATTTCACTCAATTGTTCAGGGTTTTCGAAATAACCTGTAATAGTATTTAAGAGGGCAAAGCTCATAAATACTTCTTTTTCACTATCATTAATCTTGATAATAAAAGTGGTTTTCAGTGCGTCACTCATCGTCGATTTCCTTAAAAAAGGCCCCGAAGGGCCTTAGTTATATTATTGGCCCAATAGACCTAGCTTAGAGGGGCCTTAACCGAATCTTTAAGCATTTTACCCGTTTTACCTTTAAACTCCGCATAGTACGGGTCTGTAGGGTTAACACGAATCGGCGTGAACTCAAAAGGGATATTCCCGAAGTTGTCCGTACCAAAGGCCATCGTTAGTCCAGAACTCACACGGAATTTAGGGATAAGGAAGGTAACCCAAATACCATTAGCGAGCTGCCCGATAACTTTTGCTGCGTAACGAAGCTCGTCGGAGGTTGAGCCTAAGTCCAGGACATTAACTACCGAGACATAAGAACCCGCGGCTAAGGTCTGAGTAGAATCGCTATCAGGGATTGTTAGTTCAATCGTGGCCGTTGTCGCGGTACCCTCCGAAATACCAGTAACGTCCGTAACCTTCGCAATAACAATATTTTCAGATACTTCATCACGAACACTTACCGTATTACCGACTTCCACATTTTGGCCAACACCGTCAATAAGCTGTAGGGTTGCAGTCCCCGAAGCAAATGAAGCCTCAGCCGATAGCACATGGGCATCGCCGGTAACTTCAACCAGCTCACCACCGTCTAAACCTAACGCATAGGCTAAGTTTTGCTCGGTGTATTCGTACATTTCAAAGGTACCTCGGGTAGTAGATCCCGTGGTAATAGAGAACGCAATCTCGTTAGTACGGCCTTGAGGAAGGTCGGTACTTTCTTTTTGCGATTCGATTGTGAAATTCTTAACTAGACCAACCGAATGTTGTTCTGGGTTAAGGTCGTATAATTCTTCGGGTTTACCAATCATTACTGTGGCAGTACCCAACATAAAATTAGTGGTTTTAGCTTCACCAGCCATCGTCAATCTCCAAATTTTAGGTTACTATTGATACCTTGTTGAAGGAGGATGAATCATGGCAAAATTAACACCAATAACAATCATCACACCCACGAACATTTTAATTACCGCCGCTCAAGCTCCTATTGATGGAGAATCGAGCGCTGATAAATTAAGGGCTTTATTAGACCACTTTTTGGACAATAACTTAAGTCCTATAGATATGCGGTCTGTCCCTATGTCGGAATCATCTAAAAGCTTTACTTTAAGACTCCAGAAAAAATCACTGGAACGTCTGGATAAGTACTGCCAAAGAACACTATACACCCGTCCACAGGCTTTTCAAATTGCTGTTTGTACAAGTCTTAGACATTTAGGTTTAACTCAGTTTTGTGACTCATCCAGCGCGGACGCTTGAAAAATAACTGATTGAAACACCCTTCCATTCTTCCCGTCCTGTACTGGTAGTATCTGGGTCATTCTTACACACGTAATTTGGCCCAGCCTAGCGGCGGTTGATTCATCATAAAGAATAAAGGATTTTGTGGGTCTTAAGCATTCATAGATATAATCTATGGCTTTACTTAAGCGCATATTGTTTATGTCCGAAACTGTACTTAGGGTTACGGATGCGGATAACGAGTCCAAAGGTGAGGAATCCGACGCTGATTGCATTGCCAAGTTCTCTATCCCAATAAGATCACCGTCGGGTAAATCATCCTCGTTAGAAAACGCGTCAAGGTTTAAGCTCTCGAAATTACTCCCTGTAAGTGTTTTCAAAATACCCGCACTATCTTTGCAAAATCGCAGTACTGAGCTTTGTATATTTATATATTGGGCCATTTAAAGGACACCCTCTCGTTGTAGATAACCGGTAAGCGAATCTTTACCCGTTCCGGCCAGCAACCCACCGAAATATGGTAACAATATCGCGTGGTTATATTTGTGAAGGAAACCAATCTTAAAATTTTCTTTTTCGGTAAGTATGCCTAATTCTCCCATCAAATCCGCTAAATCGTCATAGGTGGAATTAGCCCCTGTAAAAGTATTAAGTTTGGCAAGATAGGAAACCGAGATCCCCGCACTTACTAAACCTTCAACTACGGCCCTTTGTATCGATATCCAGCCGCTTCGACCCTCAACCGTTACACGGTTATCCGTACGTATTTTCACCCCGTTCTTGGCCTGTAAAGCTCCTTGCCGAAGGTAATGATTTACCGCAGGGTCTACGGCATCTTTCCATGAGACATATTCTTTGGTCTTAGGGTTGTAAGCTTTTCCCGTCCATCCTGAAACTCTAAGCCCCGACTTTAAGGACTTAGCGCCCGACGCAATGGGTGATAGTGTCAAGCCACCTAAACCCGTGTAAAGTTCCGCGCCTACATCATCATCTCCCCCCAAGCGGGTAAGTAAATTCACCAACGAGGTTTCTTTTCTAGGACCATCAATCTCATTCTGCCATCGAAACAGATAGGGCTCATCGGTTAAGGGGGGTTTATTAAAATCCTTGTTTTTCCTAATCTGCCACCGTGGGCTAATAGGTGAACTTTTACCACCATACCCAAAGGCATTCGGAGGGTATTGAATTACCTTGGCGGTTTTCGACATACTATTTAACACTCCGGCGAGGGAGGTAAAGACATTCTTTAAGAATTCGACTGTTGCAGTCTCTATTTCACTTCGAACAAAGGCCGTTTCCCCTTCGGTTAATCCTGTAACAAGGGCTTCGAACTGGGCTTGAAAATCCGCCGTAACCGACATGATTACACCTCAACGCGATAGATGCCGGAGGAAAAAATTACTTTTAATACTGGCTTACCGTCTATTTTGCAATCTTTTGGGATGGGGGCCGCAAAGTAATAAACTTCTTTACTTACTGTTAACCCTTTCACTTCTTCGGGAGTTTGAACTTCTTTAACACAGTCGTAGGTCTTAGCTTTTGGAGAAAAACCATTTGTCTCCAGACCGGTCACTGGATGTTTTAAACGTATTGAATAAACAACCTTAACACTATAATTTATGGCTAAACCCACAAAAACATCATTATGGCCATAGCTATGATGCTCGGCCAGCAACCAAGAACGTCCCTCGGGTTTGCTTATTACATCCCCCCCCTTTAAACCGTAACGCTTGGGGATATGAATGAGTGATCGGGTGGGGACCAAAGTGTAAAGTTTATCAGAAGGAGAAGTCGCTTTCGCTTCCACCACTCGATTGCCACAACGATACTTGGTAAAGATATTCATGAGTCTTCACCCGTGAACGGGTCTGTTCGAGTAATGAACTCAATAAGGTTTTCTTCTGGTAGCGGGTCTACACCCTCAAACGTTAGCTTATGGGCCCAATATTGAGATTCTATTTTTTTCTGCAATGCGGGGATGTTGATGCTCGAGAGACGTGATTTCTTCGTGTCGTCTAGCTCGTTAGACTTCAACGTTTTTAACTCGAGGGATACGGCGTGACGCATAGCTTCATGCAATAGTATTAATTTATTTATTCTTGCGCTGGTGTCTTCTAAGAACGTTTCACCAATATCTTCTACCAACTCACTGTAGGAGCCAATAAAATCTATTTCTTCATCAGGAAGTTCTTCTGAGAATAACCCTAACAACGTCCTAACCTGTGAGGGTTGTACGGTAATAAGTATCTCCGTATAAACACGAATAATATCTGTGAAAATACGTAATCTATTTTCACTACTAAACTTTACGGTAAGCTTAAAAAAACTCAAAACCTCACTGCCGCTGACTGTCAGGAGGTCTTGAGGGATGCTAAAATCAGCATCGAAGGACACACTCGTTTCATGAACTACTACACCCTTGCTATCCGTGATGCGAATATCTACAGTCCCAAAGTCCGGCGTAAAAATGTAATCCCCTATTTGAAACTCAGACAGCGGTAAAGGATCATTATTTGAGACTGTTATCATGGTTACACCTTAAGACTGAGCTTTAGTGGCTTGAGTCCCAGTTTTCCTAGTGGTTGGCTTAGTAGCACCGTCCTTGGTGGCACCGTCCTTGGTGGCATCGTCCTTAGTAGCACCGTCCTTAGTAGCATCGTCCTTAGTAGCACCGTCCTTAGTGGCATCGTCCTTAGTAGCACCGTCCTTAGTGGCATCGTCCTTAGTAGCACCGTCCTTAGTGGCATAGTCCAAACTATCTTCGCCAGTACCTTCTAACGAATGGATATAGTTCTCTAGGGCCGCTTCCCAGTCCTTATCATGGGCTTTATAAAAGGAATAAAACCCTGCATCGTCCGCATTCTCAGGGAGCTCCTTGTGCAAAACCTTGATTTGGTCTTGAGAAACAAACTGGTTTATCTCTTGAGAATGCTTTATCACACTAGGGCGAAATGCGCTCACTTCCCCAAAACGTGTCATCAGCATAAAGGCGCCCGTGGTTTCTACGAGTATATTTTTCATTCTAGTCTCCTAAAAAGCGCCCCGAAGGGCGCCATCGTTGGTTATGCCAGGGTGTCGAAAACGACACGTGTGTCGCCGTAAACGAGGCGATAACCGGAGTTTTCAGTTTTCACGTAAGTAATTGACTGGTTCTTAATCGCGGTTTCAGACTCAGACAGAACCGACCCTGCTTCGATCAATTCTTCTAACGTATCCGCTTTTGAATAGCAGATAAGTTTTCCGGTTGGCGCAGAGCTCGAAATATGGAAGTTCACGCCGTTAAGGAAATCCATCATCAAGGCAACCTTAGGGCCACCTCTTTCTTGTAGGACTTCCGCCGTTGACTTACCGTTAGGTTGCGTTGGCAAGAACATTAAGAACATTTCTAGCCACATATCGTAGTTGCCCACGATAATGTCTACAGGGGTACCTTTACGCGCACGACGAGCAAAGAAATCGGCTAAAGCAACATAGTTGTCTTTAAGCGATTTACCCCCTGTTACGTCCCAGTTCTTATAATCTGACGCGGCAACAACCTCGGCAGCACCATGTACACCATCCCCGTTAATTAACAGGTTGGTCGCCATTTTCACTTTGCTGATTTCTTTATTACGCGCAATACGAGCCGCATAAGGGGTTAAGATATCAAGGCTGACACGACGCTCAAATTCATACGAAGTACGAATACCTGAACCATGCTTGAAGAATCGGACGGATTTATCAGAGCTGGTGATAGTCTGCATCGGAATGTTGGCTAATTCTGCTAGAGGCGACGTATTCAACTCGCCTTGGTCGTCAAAAATAGCCGTAGTGATAAGTTCGGTACCTGAAATAGTTCGGGTTTGGGCAACCATCGGGGCCGTAGACTCAAACATATCTTGGCGACTATTCCATTGAAGCATATCGTCGATAACTTCGGGGAATAGCGCTCGGGACCCAGGGCGAGCACTAAAAGTATCCGCCGCGGCTTGGAGGGTGATACCTTCTTCAAACGCGTTTTTAAACGGGAGGTTAAGGTCCACAATAGCCGCTTGATAGCCAGTCATATATTGACCGTTACCTAGACGGAAATGCTTACCAGCTTTCTCATCGTTAGACGCGTGTACATCAACCGAAAGGTTTAAGTAATCACGGACATTGATGCCGTACTTTTTGGCTTCTTGAACTAGCCTTACCCCTGCACGGCGAGAGACTTCTTGGTCGTCGCTGTCAATTCCATTTAGTACTACCGCTAAAGGGGCGCGTTTAATCTGACTTAGGTTTTGTGCCTGCATCGTCGATCTCCAAATTGTAAATTCTAAAGAGTTGGTTCAATCATTCCCGACTTAACGGAAAATTATTGAAACCACTTTGTTCGTGGTGTCTACAGCACACACAAGAGTATTTAAACCTGCGCCAGCTCCCGCAAGTTTTACGTTACCCGCGCCATCCGCAACCACATGGGAACCTGCTGTGGGGTCTGTTCCGGTGTACGTGAACTCCGCGCACATATGCCAACTAACCCCCCCCATCTTTACAGTCTCGGTAATACGATCTTCATAGGACTCGAGGTAACCTATAATTTCAGCACCGTCGGCACCAAAGCCTACGGTAAAATCATCCGTAATACTCACGGGTTTACCAATGTCGGAATACCCTGTAATACTCGTATCCAGATAGAATGATGCTGCCGCGGATTCAGTACGGATACCCTTATGTTGTAATTGGCCAATTTGCATGACTTTTCCCCTTATCGATTAGAAACAAACGCACTGTTATGCGCGGCAGATACAACACGAATATTGTCGTCTTCCGGTGCGCCAGCACCTTGAGAGACGCCACCGCGAGGAATAGCTGCCAGTTTAATTTGAGCCTTTTTCAAAAGCTCTATTTTCTCGTCCGCCGTAGCATCCTCAGAGAATTCCAACCCTGCGGCCACTGCGGCAACCTTAAGTTGTTCGTCAAAACAACCAACGATTTTTTTCGCGGCCTCAAGGCTTGTTTTCGCTTCCGTAAGCTCAGTTTTTAACTTCGAGTCTGAACCGGCTTCGACTTGTGCTTCTAAAGTTTCTATTTGTCCTTTGAGCTTGGCAACTTCCGTCTGAGACGCTTCTAACGCCGATTCAGCCGTTTCCAGTTTTAATTCCAGCTTGCCATTAGCTGCGGACAACGTAGAAACTTGATTACTTAGTGCTGATAAATCCATAGTTTCACCTGTTGTTTCACTTTGAGTAGGTGAGCAAGCCAAATAACTAAACTGAACCGCTTCGGGGTTACTATGTGAAGCGGCAAGCTGGTTATATGCGTCTTTGCCCAAACGTTGCTTGGCAGAACCAAGTATCTTCGGTTTATTGCTGGCCCCTTTATTGACCAGCGATAATTCTTTCCATGCGCGTAATTCCGTAAGACGTAAATGAACCCCGTCTTTACCTATTTGGTGTCCGTTGTCACATTCACGGTACCAAAAACTCATTTCGTTACCTTCTTCCATGTAGTCGAAACTACACTCGGAACAATAAGCGTGGGTGGAAGCCGCGCCGATGGAAACTTCATCAAGAATAGCGAGATCAATATCCCGCGCATACTGACTATTAGCATCGACATAGAATAATACGTTTAAGTCGGTATGCCCCTCGTCGGCAGAAAACGTCTCAGCGGCAAATACTTTACCTACCGGAAGCATCTGGCCGTTGTGCATTACCTGAATAGGAACACTTTCTTCTTTGTAGGCGGTGGCCATCTGAGACAGAAATCCTTCTGTCATTATTGCGCCATGGTAAGCTGTATGGGGTTGGTTAATCGGGCGAGTGGAAGCCGCAACGGATTCATACGCTGCAATTTGAGAAAAGTCTATTTCATCACCCGCTGCTTCGGTGATTAGCGCTTTGATACGCTCGGTGAGAGTTAGCCGTTTAGCCATCGTCGATTTCCATCCATATTTTCGATTATATTAGGACTTTTCAATCACGTTGCCAAGTCCGATTAAAAATTAACCTTAACTCTGGTTTGCTTTAGACTTGCTGCTCTTATCTGAGGCTCTACTTACGGAGCGACCTGCGGGGTCAGAATTCGGGGAAACTTTTTCCTCATCTACGTCCATTTTTATATTCGCAAAACCGGTACCCGTTAACTCTGGTACCGCATCCGGTCGAATACGTCGGTACATTGCAATATGATAGTCGTCGTCGGTAATTAACCCGTCACTTAAATCGACTCTTAACCGGTTCGCTTTTAGATTTAATTGCGCTTCGAGCTCTAGTTCCGAACGCAAATCGATATTCGGGTAGCGAACGATAACTCGACTTTCTGACCCTTGTAGCCGTAAGGCCATGGTTAGCATACTTCCGAGTATTTCACCGATAGGCTCATTTAAGCTGTCAGCATTCTTCGCAAACAGGTTCGCTTCAACCGTTGCCGTATTAACCCCAGATTCCCCGCGACCTAATACCGTGGCCATAGTTTTTAATCCCGCTTGATTCTGCGCGTTCAACGTGTCGATAACTTCTTGTATCTTGAGTCCTGTGGCGGGGTTCTTTTCATTCAGCATACCAATTTCAGAACTGTCCGTGTGGGCTATTGGTTGGTCTGGGCGAATTGATGCGAACTGAGTGGCAATACTTTGTCGGCTCTGCGAGATATACTGACGCATCTTACTAATATCCGCTCGCGCATCCGCGGGGGCATTTCTAACAAGGACTTCTTCTAAAACCTTAATGGTAATACGAGGAAAGCCTGTTACCTGCATGATACGGTATAAGTCGTTAATCACCTGTTGTCGTGCTGCCATGGTATTAATCGCACTGATAAAGGGGCTATGGCCGTAAGCTTCCGTAGGCGGTTTCCGGTACCATGCAATGAAGAATGTTGGGATATCCATTTTTATCGGGTCACCACCCCCTTGATCTTGCCAAGGTATCATCTTCCCAGGCTCTTTCTCTTGCCAGCGGATACTCCCCATATCAACTTGCCTAAGTTCGGTTAATTCTAACTGGTCGCCAAACACCGTTTCACACCCAATACCCCCACGGGCCAACAACATATAGCGGAATTCTTCGGCAAGTTCTCGGAGCGTCTTTTTACGTATATAACCTTTTGAATAATCTCGACGCGTTTCCAAGGCCTCGATTAATTCATTCACGATTTTAGCCCCGTCACGGTCAATAGCGCCATCGGGGTCACGGACGATAAGATAAGGGGTAGAGCTCCCCGCGGTGGTAAGATACGCGCCTAGCGCCGCCGAGGCATCGGGGTCTGACTTAACCAAATTCAACACTAATTCTTGCGACGTTTTTTCCGTCCGCGTAGAAATAAGGTCCTCTAGGTGTTCTCGATAATCTGGGAGCGATAGGACTTCGGTGTTGTTTTCGGCGTTATATGTCGCCGTTTGAGTATTCCCCTTCGGCTTAAACCGATTAGGTACTATTACTTTCAACTTATTTAAAATTGTTTCGGCCATCGTCGATTTCCCAAATTATTTATGTCGGCGAATTATCTTATCTCGCGCATTCGCCCCAGAATACCCGATTAAATTGGTTGTGCCAAAAATATCCATTTCCGTGTTGCCTAAAAGGACCCCGCCGCCCCCTTGAGTGACGCCTGATATATCAGTATTCACGTTGGTCCAACCTTCTAGGCCATCTTTAATAATTTTGTAAGAGACACCGGCACAAAGATACGCCATTGCATGAAAAAAGTGATCTTTCCCTGAAAGCTTCACCCATACGGCTTGAGCTTCTTCCACTTCCTCGCGTATCATATCTTGAAGGTGCGATTCTATTTTTTCTTTGTTGCTGGTATAACCCTCAATAGACCACGTAAGGTTTCTAATACCTGTGGCCACATGGTCTAACATATCCGTTCGATTAACCTTGATATAATCCACATCACCTAACGCGTTCTTATCCTCGACAACTTCCTTACTACCATGATAATGCACAGGCATAATACGACCAAAGCTACCTTCCCGTAGCCCGTTACTGGTGGGCGTGTAAGGATATCTATCTACCCCACCCCCAACAAAGTTGTATTGTTCATCAAGCTTTTTCACAAGCCCGTTTAATTGATCGATATGGCAGGATGTGGCTAAAATAATTCGCATCTTTCTAGGTTCTACGCCACTACCAACAACGATATGACATGTGACACCCACATCAATTCCTATAAAGTGAGGTTCCCCTGACCGTGGTTTAGGTATCGCAGGACTTCCCATCACCATCTTTATCTGGCTTAAGGATAACTTTTGGTCCTCGTTATTGTACGGTTCTCCCTTTACCGTATTGTAAAAGCCTTTTAAATTATCGTTCGCTTTGTAGTCTAAGAGCTGCGCAAAACAATACTGAGGATCTAATCGGTGAGTAGAAAACGTTCGGACTCTATAACCACGGTTTAAGACTCGAGAGGGATATTTCGCTACCCATTCACGGTTTTCATAGTCCGCAAGATTTAAGGGCTTACGACATTTCTCACACACGACTTTGGCCGATAGAATATCAATCTGACCCGAATCGATTAACGCATCGCTGATATCTTCAAACTTCTCTAAATCATCCGGCAACCCATCCACCGCTACAAAAGCCCGACTGAAAACGGGTATCTGGTAATGGTTGCAGCACCGGCACTTAATCACGTATTCATGTTGGTCACTTCGCTTGTAACCTCGATCAACCCCAACCCCTTCATAAGTGGGGGTGCTAAACCGCTGATTAATACGATGGTCTGAACCCTGCAGACGAGAGTTAAACAACGAGAGCATAGCAGGGTCGGTTAAATCGATTTCATCGTTAAAAACAAAATCCGCATTGATACTCGTGGCATCGGCCTCCGCTGAACCGGTCACATACAAAAAACTGGTGCCCACGCGCATTAAGTCCATTGATTGCTTGGTCTTATCCCCGCTTTCTTGACGAAACGCTTTATCGAAATTTATCAATGGTTGAATACGGGCCTTTGAGATACGTTTAAACATTCTCTCGTTGGGCATCGTATAGATAAGTGACGTATTGGGAATTCGGCTCAATATCGCAAGCGCTTTACGTATCTGGATTTCTGTTAGGCCAACCTGTGAGGGCTTAATACAATCCAAACTAGGGTGCATATCATCGGCAATTTGTTTCTGGAAGGGGTATCGGTCGAAACTAAAGGGGCGTTTGTTCAAGGACGTATTAGCACACATCCATTCGCCGTGAGTCATATCCGCAGAGTCACGGTTATATCGCCCCTCAGCGGTCGAATACAAATCCAAGAGGAATTGGTTAGCCACGGCCACCTCAATTATCGTCAATTAGTCTATTTTCGCTAAAGAATACGCTTTACGGGCTATACAGGCAATATTGCGGTATGATATTTAACCTATAATTAAAGAGGAATCGACGATGCAACAGCCAAAATTTTATCCTGAATTATCCCCTGCTCTACGTACCACACTTAACACGTGGAAAAAGCTCATTGAGTCAGACCCCGAATATCTCAACGATGAAGATTGTCCATACTCTGGCCCCGATATTGACCTTCTAAAAAGCCTCTTTGAATCAGCACCAAAAGCAACCTCCGTAACCGCTTCGGACGTTGAGGACCCTAACGAGGTGCCGGACTTCGAGATTGAAGCGCTTCAACTTTATCGAGATATGAAAAACTTTAAGTCGGACTTAAACGCCCGTGATACCAGTGAAATGACAAGCACCTTTAGAACCATGGTGTCACTAATGGAGAAAATACTCGACGTACAGGAAAGGGCCTCAGGTATTAAGCAGTTCGGTGTATTCAAAACATTTATTCTCGACATGATGGAGCGCTACCTAGACCCGTCTCAGCTTTCCGAGTTCGTGGACGAAATGAAATTGAAGCTTAATCAGGAGTAGCCAAATGTACACATCACTATCTAAATCACTATTTACGGTAGGTGTCCCAACTATCCCGTTATTCAAACGCTCAAAACTTCCGGCCATACCTCAAGATAAAATTGCCCTTGCCACCCAGTCACTACATCAAAAGAATTGGCAATCGGTTCACGCAGATAAACTCTGCGGTATTCTTTTAGGTCTGCCTTTAGAAAAACAACCCGAACATGCCTTGGGGGCGCTGGCCTTAACGCAACAGCAAAGTGACTTGAAATTGGCGTTAACTCAAAGCATGCCCTCCAATTGCTGGGTAGTTTCATCCGCGAACATGCACTATTTAATTTTTAAGATCCCCTCGGATGCAACCCTAAATGATATAGCTTCCTTCACCCTCTTTGGCACCGGCCACGACGGGTCGTTACTTTCGTTTCTCGCCGAAGATACTTGTATCGTACTAAATAATCATACGCAGATACCGACCCAAGAAATGGTGGATAACTTACCGGTATATAACCCGAGTGATATTGTGACGCTGGTTGAAGATATTCTACCCAACATTGAGGTTCAAAAAGAGCCCTATAAAGCTGAATCCAACGAACAATTACACACTCTCACACAGTTGGACGTAAAAATACGTAGCTACCTCACACATTTTTGCTTCGATTTTTTATTCAATTGTGAAGAAAACACGACACTTTTGCCCATTTTGCAAGAGATTGATGCACTTTATGATAGTTTTTGTCAAAATTTTGACGAAATCCCGCCAAATCATCAAAAACAGGCCTATTTTCAAGCTTTTTTCTCACTTATCTATCAAATGCGTATTACTTACAACCTTAAGCTCCCTCCCGCTTGGGACAAGCAAATAGGTAGTACCTTGAAGGAAAAGTACGCGATTCCGTTCACCAAAAAGGACGCACAATTAAATTATAGCCAGTTACAAGAGTATGTTTTCGAACAAATGTCCGAGGCTATCGGGGATGAGACCAAAATGCTTGCTGCATGCCAACGTGCTATGGAAGAAATCGCCCGTTCGTTCACCATCACTAAACTCGAGTCCGACCAGCTTAAGCGATATATCTCTCGACAGTCGGGAATGAAACTGAACATGAGCAAAATGGAGAGCCAAATAAACAAATTGCGACTCCAAGCGAAAGGGGTTGTTAATCTGCCGGCCATCGTTCACAACGTTGTTAATTTTCTCACCAGTCAAACCGAACATCGATTCGATTCGGGGTTAGATGCCCAGCATTTGTTTCGCTGGGAGGGAACACACTGGCGTCCTTTAGAAGATTATGAAATTACTAACATCATAAACACCTACTTCCCGTCAAGCTTCACGCTTAAAGGGACTCGAAACATGAATGCCATTCTTACGGCAGTGAAAAACAAACTTGCCCTACCCCTGCGTCGTGTCAGCTCCACCGGAGTTAACTTCAACAACGGGTTTGTTAGCCCTAGTCTACAATTGCTTCCACATGATCCAGATATGGGATTAACCTATACGTTGCCATTCACGTTTGACCCAGAACAGCTTAATCCGCCAAAACGCTTCGGCCGATTTTTAAATCAATTGTGGCCACATGATGAAGACAGTATTTTAGCGCTGCAAGAAGCCATGGCCTCCACGTTCTTCAACACCGGTACCCTTTTTCAACGAGCCATATTGCTACATGGCACCCCAAAGTCAGGCAAAAGCCAAATCCTGAACATCATACGGGGACTCATCCCTGTACAAAAACGCGTATCACTGCCCCCTAACAAATGGCACGATAACGACTCTTTGGCCGCGCTCACTAATAAATTACTTAACTTGTGTGGGGAACTTTCAGAAGACGAAAAAATAAATAGCCAACGTTTCAAAGATATCGTTGATGGCACGGAGATAACCTTAAAGAAAACCGCCAGCCAACATGTGACGCTACACCCGCAAGCGACCCACTGGTTCGCGTCTAATCATCTACCAAAAACCAAAGATTTCTCAGAAGGGTTCACCCGTAGATGGTTAATATTGGATATGAAACACCCTATCCCTCAAGAGCAAAGGGTGCTAGATATCGGCAATAAAATCGTCTCGGCTGAAAAAGACAAAATTATCTCGTGGGCAATTCAGGCCTACCCTCGATTGATTAGCCAAAGAGATTACACCTTACCCGAATCCCATCAGGAGTTGACGCGCCAGCTTGGCCAGATGAATAACAATGTCCGTTTTTTCTTTGAGGCCTCAGGGTACATTTCTCTCAGTGACGATTCGATGATGGCGGTACTTAAGTCACTCCCAAAAGATGAGTTGATTGAGGAACTAAAAACACTTAACGCAATTTCCGGCCGAGATTTGTATACGCTTTATTGTGCCTCCGTTAAAGAATTTAAAAACGGTGCCGCTGTAGACGAAGGCGACTTTTATCGAAGAACCAAAGAGCTCAGTAACCTCTATCAATTTCTTCAAGTCTTAGGTCGTGATTCAAAAAATAGATTAGTTATCCAATATTACGGCTTGGAAGTTAATTTGAACGGCTAATTAATAAACACCTACTGGAAGGCAAGAAAAAAAGTTCACATTTTTACAAAAAATTTTCTTGCCTTTTTTGGGTTACACTCACCCCCTCTGTAGCCTATGTTTTCTCTTTACTTTGCACAATTTTCCTGTGTTACCCCCAGTCCAATTTGACGTATTGGTAATATAGGCCGAACCTTATTTGCGCTTTTTACCCCGTTGACCAACCAGACCAAATCCTATACTTTAGTCTACGTCGCCGAGAGTCCCCAAAATAATCAGGGGTTTATCCGGCACCACAATCAGGAAATCGACGAACGTTCCAAGACACTTGACCATGTTGTTTAATTGTTTCGGGAATCTACAATTAACGCCTAAGGCAAATAATTGTCTCAAACCCTCAGCTCAAAAAGCTGGGGGTTTTCTTTTAGGCCACCACCCCAGTCCCGCGTTCCTCACTTTTGTTTCTAGTTTCTAGGATTGAGTTTCTAGCATTGAGTTTCTAGTTTCTAGGATTGAGGGTTTAGATACTACCTCCCAAAATCCCAAAAATTTTTCAGGTGGAGTGTTGAGGCAACCCCACTATATCAAGCCATTTTCTTGCATAAAAACCACCCCCCCTTATATAGTGAATCACGTTCGAGCAACACCCGTTTTACTGCTCCAACTGGTGGGGAACTCCCCACCGCTAACAATTAACTTTTAAGGAATCGACGATATGACTACATCAACCAAACCAGCACCAAAAAACACCACTGCCACCACTGCACCTAAGGCATTCGACTTGAACCAATTTGCGACCGTGCTCACTACAGCGGATAAAAACGCTAAACGCGTCCCCGCTGTGAAAATGGCCATTGCTTGTTACGTGGTGGCTAATCACATGCAAGAGGGCATTAATCAATCAGTATGCCTTGACTTATACGGCGTCCCCGCTGCCCAGCGCACCCGTGCCAACCGTGACACTTCACGCCTATTCAATCAGGCTACAGGCTATTGGAAGGACTACGCAAAATATGTGAATGAGAATCGCCAATATTTCACTAAGTTTTTTGACAGCCTTAAGGCGCTGGAATTCAAGGGCACTTTTGCACAGCTAGCCGATCGCATTTTGGACGCCGATATATACGGCGAAATGGGCGCACCTGTTAACAGAAAAGAATGGCTCGAATTTTTAGGGGGTTATTTGCCTAAGGATGAAACCAAGGCAGAAACCAAGGCTGAAACCAAGGCTGAAACCAAGGCTGAAACCAAGGCAGAAACCAAGGCTGAAACCAAGGCAGAAACCAAGGCTGAAACCAAGGCAGAAACCAAGGCTGAAACGCCAAAGGGCACAACGGCTAATGCTAAAGATAACGCCGACAAGGGCGAGGCACAACGCGCCGCAGATACCAACGTACACGAAGCATTAACCCAAATGCTGGCAAAAGTGGAAAGCCATGTTAAAGCGCTAGTGAATGATCACATGGCACAACTCGACGCCGGAGGTTTACCGAAAAAATACCGCGCTATGGTGGGGGGTGAAATGCACAAGCTCGCTGAATCAGTCCGCGCCGATATCCTAGCACAGATGGAAAAGTAAGCTTGGGGAGTGGTGGGGTGTTCCCCACCACTACAATTGAAAAAACGATTAAGCCTTACGGGGTTTAATCGCTTTTTTAATTTTGCAAAATTTTTATTGACAGCTAGGAAAAACCAGTATAGCCGCGTATAGGCGTGGGTGTGTGTGTGTGTGTGTGTGTGTGTGTGCATGTACGTAGGGTTTTTTTATAACGTGTGCGGTGTGACTCTTGGCTCTAGGGTTAAGGGGTTAGCACGTGGGGTAATTTGCGCGCAAAGAGAATTTGAGTCACGCGGTACGGCTCACTGTCGCGGGGTTGCTGGTGGGGAACTCCCCACCAACCCACCAACCCGCAAACCAAGAAACGTGAAACGAGAAGGAAATTGACGATGGAATTATGTAGAAAAATAGTGATTGCCCTGGAGGCGTTTACTCACCTGTTCTTACTGGTGGCGGGTCTCGCGCTGGTGGTTTATGGCCGTGAAATGATGGCGCTGGTGGATGTGTCTAGCTTTGCAGGGGTGCCACTGCTTTTGCTGGTGGTTTTTGGCGCTAAAGCCAATCGTGAAGCCGCGAAAAAAGTCCCAGGTAACGAAAAGTAGGCTTGAACATTCTAATTAGTAGAATGATTTGGGCTTGCGGGTGGATTATCGTTCTAAGAAAAAGAACGAAAAATTCGGTTTGAGGTTTGACATTTGGGAAATTGGAGCAGCGCCGATTTCAAATATAAACCCTCTATCCAAGCTTCTCGCATGAGAATATAGAACCCGTGCCAAGCCTTGTAAAGCATTTTCAGGCTTACAAGGTGGCACATTTAACCGCCTAAGTGGTGGGGAACTCCCCACCACAAGAGGCAAAAAACTGGAGAATCGACGATGGCATTACGTGTAAATTATCAGAAAACGACGGGGTTATTTGAACTCGAATACGGGGGGTTAAACTACATCATTGGGTTACCGGAAATGGGTGGTATTACGCTAGAACAACTCTCAAACCTAGACCCTGAAACCTACCCTGAGCAGCATAACATCCTACTGGTTTGTGAGGCCGCCACTCTACTTAGAAAAGCAAAAACAGACACTCAAAGGGCGAATCCAAGCCCAGTTAACGCGTGTTCCCATAAACTTTTTGACAGAACTAACACGAAAGCCTCAAAAGAAAGATTAAGACTAAAATAAATAACTAAAATACAGATACTTAGACTTTCTGTTCCCACAAACTTTCTCGGCCATTTTTCGCAAATCTCGAAACGGAAGAATGCGGCCTGTAGCTGTGCAAATTTTGTACAGTTACGCGTAACCGAGGTAACCGCGGCACCCAGTCGCAATGCCGTAGGTTTATTGGGCTACGACCCTATTTCAAAAAATGTTCCCACAAACTATCGTTATATAATGTACATTTATATATTTTACTGGGAACAAAAATACTAACTTAAACTTTTAAAAAGCTTCGTTACTTTTTAAAACATACTTAAGGTTTAAATAAAAGTATTAAGCGAAATCCTCCTTGCTCTTTGCTGCAAGGCGCAGTGATCCACCAAACGACTTTTGCGTGTGGAGAAATTTGGATTTTGGACAGTGCACCACTGTCGCGACCGGTTTACGAAAAACACTTGGAGACACAGGGTAAATGTGATTTTTCAGGTGAAATTGAATTTTTACTTGACGGTGGGGAACTCCCCACCGTATAACTCGACTTAAGGGGCAACCCTTGAAATTAACTTGAAGGAAATCGACGCTATGAACTCGAACGCTAACCGTTCAACCGAACACACCTCACCCGACGCAATACCCCATGAGCCTACTGCCGGTACTGACTCTAACCCCACCCCTCGAGCCGTGAACACCCCGCTTGGCGATAGCCTCGCGAAAACGCAACGTGTCGTCATGGATACCGTGATGGGCATGAAAGCCAAACAAATCGAAATGTTAATCGGGTTGTATCGTAAACCTGAGGCATTGCCTGGCACCGCCGACCTTGGCGAAATGCATCGTCGAATGGAACGCCTTGCGGTGGAACTGGATATCTCGTTTCAACTGGTGCAAACCATTGCGGAATTTGGGTTCAATTGCGGGATTTCTTGCGCGTCCTCTATCGCATCCTCAGCCGGTGCAATGGAGAAGGCTATAGGTTAGGACTAATTCAGCGAGAAGTCTTCGCTGTGTTGCGCTGCGTTGCGAGAATCGACACTCTTGATGTGTATTTACGACTCGTAACGCAGTTTTTTAGGAAATTAACTTAAAATTTGGAAATTGACGATATGAACGATTTAGAAATACTTGCGAGAATTCGAGGTGGTTTTAGTGAGAAGGGAAATACCCTTTTATTAGGTGATAACCGTAACTTCGTATTATGGGTGAAATTGGATGAAAACGAGTTCTTAGAGGTTGTTTTTAACCCTAATAACTACCCTTCTTTTGGTATGCAGACTTTAAGTACTACCGAGGCTGAATTAGCCACGCATATCAACGAACATTGTATCGGGTATGAAATCGCGAAGTGTGCTATTGCGGGGGTTCGCTACAATGATGTAGGGCCTTACAAAGAAGTCGAAGGCGAAGAAGAACCCCACGAAATTACGAAGTAATCGTGACTGGAAATTAACTTGAAAATTGGAAATTGACGATGAACAATCTAACTACTTGTGGCTCATACAGCCCTGCCGAAAAACGGGCTATCACTCGTGCATTAAATATCCTTCGTGAGAAACAACCCAACTTCTACAGCCGTAAACAGTTAAACGACTCGGGGGCGGCGATGGATTATTGCGCCTTGCAATTGGTGGGGCGTGAGCGTGAACGTTTCTTGTGTATCTTTCTTGACACTCAGCATGGTGTGTTGGGCAGTGAAATTCTGTTTGAGGGGACGATTAATTCGTCGGCGGTCTATCCTCGCGAGATTATCCGCAAGGTTTTTGAGTACAATGCTGCGGCGGTAATCTTGGCGCACAACCACCCCTCAGGCGAACCTACCCCGAGTCAGGCTGATATTGACCTCACCCGAGAAATCCGAGAAGCGCTGACGGTTATCAATGTGGCGTTACTCGACCATGTTGTCGTGGGCAATGGTCAGGGTTGCCCTTGTGTATCCATGGCTCAACGGGGGTTGCTATGAACGCGTCTGAAAAATTCCCTTTATTGTGTCTCTTGATTGACACGATGGAAGAAGTGGTTTCGTTTGAGTTGCCGTTCCATATGAAGGACTTCTACTACGACTATGGAATCGCAGACCAAGCGGAGGATATCCACACTTGCGGGACCCCTGCCTGTGTCGTTGGTTATGGTGCGGTAGATCCTAAAATTCAAAAACACCTAAAGGTTGATATCCTCCATTTTCGTGCTGCCGAAACCGCTGAGGATATTGCGGAGATTTTGCTAGATGAACTTGGCGATTTGGGATATTCAATCTTTTGTAGCATAGCTTACGAAAGACACCTACATGCGGCGGACGAACTACCAGAGACCGACCGGGATTTTGAGCATCTTCACAAGGATGAACCTTCTCCAGCGGAGACATTGAAGTACATGAAGCATGTGCTGGCGTTTAAGGTTCGTGAACTTGAGGCGGAGGAACAAAACGTATGAAAAACGACCAAGATATTGATATTGAACTGGGTACGCTTATTCAGGCTACCCACCGCCGCCAAGATTTAATCCCCGCGTTCCTCGAGGCTGTCCGTCGGTATGCGGATGCTGAGTATACCCAATTGATTTTGGGGCCTTTCGGTTTTATCCCCGCTTGGGTGGTGGATGAGGGCGACGAGAGCAAATGGTGGGACAGTGAAGAAGCGGGGTACAAGCTTGAAGAACTGTTCGATATTTTAGAACACCAAGCGCCGGAGGGTTATTACTTTGGTGCTAACGAGGGGGATGGTTCTGATTTTGGGTATTGGCCTATCCCTAACGACGAAGAAGAACCACTACCCCAAGCTATTTAACACAGGGGTACCCTTTAATTGACTATAAGGAACTTAATGATGGCTCATTACTTAGTAAAAGTTTGTGTTCAAACAGGTGAAGTATCAAAAATAATCGTCTCAATTCGAGAAGCCAACACCCCTTTCGAAGCCGGAGAAATGGCACTCTTGGGCAACTGTACAGGGAGCGAAGAAGACGGGACGATGGAATGGTTAGATTCCGGTGTTGCGGACTTAAATTGGGACTTGCATTACTCGGTAGCGGGTTGCGACTTAATTGACCCCGCTGATTTACCTATTTTGCAGAAGTATTTGTCTTAATCCAAACGTAGAAGGGAACCCTATGCGCCCAGTATGTAAAAAATGCGGTGGGACTCTGCTCGGGGATGGTTACAAAAGCGTTGAGCACTGCGAGTTTGCAACCAATCCTGAAATTGATTTTATGGCCCCAGATGAAGGGCCGGTTTATTGTGACTTTGTTGAGTCTGACGAGCCGAAATCATCAAATAAAAACCAGTAAATCTTAACTTAAAAGGAATAAGTAAATGTTAATACTAACCAGACGTATCGGTGAAGCTGTTGTTATTGGTGACAATGTTACGGTGTCTATCCTGGGGGTACATGGGAATCAAGTTCGCGTGGGGATTAATGCTCCCCGAGAAGTTTCTGTACACCGCGAGGAAATACAGCAGCGTATCGAGGCTGAACGTGCGTCTAAAGCACAAATGAAGTAGCGGAGAAACTGGTGGGGAGTTCCCCACCAAGACGGATAATTAACTTAAAATTTGGAAATCGACGATGAATGATTTGAAAGAATTTAAAATCGTGCTTGAAGAAAGCGACACGGGCCGACAGTTGGTTTTACCCAACGTGAAGGCCAGTGACTATGTGATTGCCGAAGCGTATGGCAATCATGTTGCTGCGGATATGCCCACGTGTGAGATAGATCGACAGACGGGTTACGGCCTGACGGAAACATCGTGGTCTTGCTGGCCCGAGGAAGTGAAACCCGAACCTGAAAAAATGCGCCGTATGGAGTGGAACACGGGTCTTTCTTATAGCTTGGAGGGTCAGATCATCCGTGCTGTCGAGTATGAGTATGTTGCCCTCTCTGGAGGGTCGCGACGCGGTGTGTTGATGTATGACGTTACCCGTAATCTTTGCTATCAAATCAACGATTGCGAGTTCACTAAAGACGCGATTTTACATCGTTACGAGTTTGGTGGCCTTAGCGGCTATTCGAAAGCCGAGTTCGAAAAAGCGTGGGCGGAGGCTGTGGACGTATGAGTCTTTTTCACGATATCACGGTAGGCGAGACGGGGCGTATTTTGAATAGCTATCGTGTGCCAAGGGGTAGTTTTGGCTTTACCGAGTTGTGCGACCTATTCAAGATTGTACGTTCAAACCTTACCTATGCGGGCTCTTTCAACCGAGCGGTTCTGGATAACTGGTATATGTATCGCCAAGCGTTGCAGACTTGCAGCAATGTTAGTAACCGTGCAACACCAGGCCATCGTGTTCGGGTTGTTTGTAAGAATGGACGGGTTTACGAAAAGGCGCTTATCTGCCGTGAATATGGTTCAAGTAGGGCGATTTGTATGAACGCTGGCCCTCATATTCACCGGCCTAAGGTGGGTGAGACTGGCGCCTTAAGCATGAGTGTGTCGGGGGGTTACTTCCATTGGCACGAGAAGCTTGAGTCTATCCAGTTAAAGCCGGACGGATTTGTTGACGCGAACTATTGGTTCTGGGGTGAAAGCGCCGGTGCGAATCGTGGTATTTATATCACGTTCCCAATGCGTCGTTGGTTGATTGACGATAGCGACGGAGAATTGGGCTTTTACTAACCGGTGGGGAGTTCCCCACCACTAAAATTTGGGAATTGACGATATGAACACTGAACAGAAAAAACCTTTTCCACTGCTTCAACTCTTAATAGAAACCATGGAGGAAGTGGTTAAGGCTGAGTTGCCTTTGAATATGGTTGTTTATTTTGACAGTGAAATGGTAGCTAATGACGCGAAAGATATTCACACCTGCGGTACTCCGGCTTGTGTCGTTGGCTATGGGGCCGTAACACCAGAAATTCAGAATTTCATAGGTATCGACACCGAGGAATTCTGCTCGAGAATGGCGGCGGAGCGTGTTTATTGGGCTTTACACCATGAAATAGGCAAGGTCGCGGATGCGATTGTCGCGGGGTCACGCTTTCTAAGACACGCGGCGGCAGAAACGTATCTTCCTCCTGAATCCCAACGGTTCAATCATCTACTAGAGGTGGAACCTGCCGCGGCCGACGCTTTGGCGTTTATGAAGCATATGCTCGACCTGTTGTTAAATGGCCGCGTGGGAGTAAAAGAAAGAAGACAGCCACAACCTCACCGATACACCTCACCGCAGATATTGGCGGATAAAGATATCGCGTTCTATGAGATACCCGAGAAGTTAAGCTCGGGTACCCCTATTGAGTACGTGTTAGATGATGCGGAATGGGGTTGGATGAACTTCGTAAAAGGTAAATACACTATTCACGACTACATCATGGGAAATCTGACTTGGGTTGAGCCTGATGATCCTGAGGAACCCGCGTTTATTGCGGTTCTGACTATCCGTGATGCTGATGAATTGAGTCGAGCACTCGATGCCGATTGTGGTGGGGCTGGTAAAGCTGTGAGTCTGTCTGACGACACGGCCTTACAAGCAATCTGCTTTTCGCTTTACACCGAGGACTGGAACGAACGATTGGAGGACTACGCGGATGCCTAAGAAGAATAAGAACGTACATATGATTGTGTGTCGTAGACCGGATAATGAGGCTCTTAGTTTCTGGCCCCCGAAGATTTATCACGACAGGGTTACGGCAATAGCCGAGTTTGAAAAGATTTATTTTCGGGGTTGTGATTTCAAGCCCTGCACCGATGAGGCTTATTGCGACCAAACGGGCCAACTGTTGTTTTTTGTAACCTCGGCCGGCTTCCGCTGGCAGTTGTATTTAGACCTAGAACCTAACGATTAATCGACGATAAGAAGGAGAAACACCTGTGAACAAAACTCTATTACTAGCGGCGAGTATAATGGGACTTGGGGGGTCAGTCTCAGGGGCGTGGGGTGAGAAAGTAAAATCCTCACACCTCGAGTCTATCAACCTAGCTAAGAAGTATGCCCTAAAGGTAGACTATGCAGGGCGTAAAAAGCCTAAAGGGAGTGCAGCTATCCAACGTCGAGCGGCAAAGAAACGTAAAGCGTTTCGAGCGCGTTCGAAGAAATAGGGAGCGGCACATGCAATATTACACAATAGTTATATTCGATGAACGACGCGGTAAGCGCGTGAATCATTGTGCCGCTGAGTGTATGGCCTCTAACGTTCACCAAGCGGAGAACTTTGGAACCTCTTTAGCTGAAAAGTTTTCGGTCACGGTTGAAGTTGAAATTCGCTCTGGGCGTTTGGACTTTCAAAGGGATTTGCACGATGAATAGCATGCTTAAAGAGTTAGCATCAACCTCAAAACTCGTCCCGAAAAACAATGATCTTTATTGTGCTAAATGCCAGTCGAAGATTAGCGACTCTCGACTACGGGCAATTAAGTCCGAGCTGGAGTTGATGGGTACGAGCAAGAAGGTTTGCTCTGACTGTCATAACCGTGAAGCGGTTAAAAGTAACTTATTCTAGGGGGAGGAATTCCCCCCCCCTTTCAATTAACTTAGGAAATTGACGATGACTATGAAAAAAGGTCTGAAATTAGGAAATGGCGCGGTTGTTGCGGCCAAAATTATTATTTGGAACAAGGAAAAACTTGAGAGTGCGCTCAAAAATTTAACTGTTTCTCACGAGGAATGGTTGAAGAAGGTACTTGCTGAGAAACCCACTGTTGCAACAACTGGCAGTTACGAAACTCTGTTAGCGGTGGAAGAAATAACACAGTACCGGTTATCAACGGAGATCCCTATCACTTGTCCTGAGACAGCGAATGCAATTATTCAAGCATTCACCAACGAGGCGGATGTTGAACTAGGTTTCTACATTTACCATGCCCACCAAGAACACAAGGACACGCTACCTGTAGCTTTTAGTGGGTATGATTTTGCCGAATCATATTTAGATATTCTTTCAATGGTTCGTAGTGAAATATTTGTGATTAACGGTAAAGATCTTAGTTTCCACAAACGTCGTTCGGAACCGAAGCAATATCCTCAACAGGTAGGTCCTCAACAGGCAGGTCCTCAACAGGCAGGTCCTCAACAGGCAGGTCCTCAACAGGCAGGTCCTCAACAGGCCAGTGCGTTCACTGCCGATGAGCGTGTAGCTCTGCTAGATAAGCAGTTTCTCGAAATTTGGGATGAGTTCTGTCTGTTGATACCCGAGGGTGAATATCGTGTTACCCCGCAATTCAAGGTCGGCCCCTTAGATGAAGATAGTGTGGAGGCTATTGCTAACACACTGGGACACGTTATGAGTATAGCGAAAGAGAATAACGTATTAGAAAAGCTTAACGTAGATGATTTACCTCTCTTAATGACGCCAAGTGTAACAAAAGCGGCTACAGATGCTCGAAAGCGTGAGGTTCTTTTGGATTGGCTTCGAAAAAATAGCGATACGCTGGCTGAGGTAATGTCGCTTGAGCCGATTGCACAGGTCCCAAGTCTTGAGCACCATGCTAATTATGCCAGAAAGGTAAAACAAGTTTCTGACTTACTTAGAGACGATTAAATTAACTTAGGAAATTGACGATGATTGAATCGGATACCCCTCCTTGGGATGTAACTGAAAGAACACCTATTGTTACTCACTCGGGAACTAAACCTGACAATAGAGATTTATTTATTACATTGTTCTGTGATGCTAGTTTCTGCCCCAAAACAAAAGCTGGAGGTTTTGGCGGTTGGGTGAAATTTGGATTCCCTCCTAGAACCTTTCGCGTAGGGGGGGTTCTTGACCAATGTAATAACGCGGAAGAAGCTGAGATTTGTGCCGTTATCTATACATTAACCCACGCACAAAACAGTAAGTGGTTTAACACGGATTTTAACTGGGAGGGAAAAGTTCTAGTAATCCAGTCGGATTGCCAAGGAGCAATCAGAAAACTAAAACCTGTTATGGGTAAGAACTTAAAACACTTGAAACTTAAGTACATAAAGTGGAAGTGGGTTAAAGGTCATAGTGGGTATGGCAATAAACGTTCAGCGGTAAATGAGTTCTGCGACAAACAAGCCAAGAAGTATATGTACGAGGAGAGAAAGCGCCGTAGGAATCGCGAAAGTAGTTTAGAAAATTAACTCTTAAATTTGGAAATTGACGATGCAAATTAACGTAAACAGTTATTTTTGTGGTGCTGGCCTGATGGATATTGGGCTGATTAATGCTGGTCTTACTATCAATCAAGCGTTTGAGATTGATAAAGACGCGGTGAAAACTTACCGCGCCAATATTGGCAATCATGTTCAGCAATGTGACTTGACCGAAGAACTGGTATTAAACCAAGAGGAATGTGATGCAATGGTATTCACCTACCCTTGCACCAAGTATTCAACGATTGGGGATATCCACGGGGTTAGAACCGGTGACGATTTATTCCTTCACGCTTTACGCCACTTAGCGATAAGAAAGCCCGATGCTTATGTGGTAGAGAATGTGCCAGGAATGCGAGCGTTCCCGCTGGTGATGGAGGCCATGACGAAATTGCCGGACTATTATGTTCACGTATTTTGTCCGGTTCAGTCCCAGCATTGGCTCCCCCAGCGAAGGGACCGACTGATTATCTTTGGGACGCGTAATCGATTTGAAGTTCGCCCTCCTAAGCACTGTCGGCCAGTGACGTTAGCCGAGATAGTGGAACAGGACCCCGACGTCACCTTACCTAGCGCTATCGAGGCGCGAATGACGGGTAAATATCGTGACCTTCCGATTATCAGCGACCCCACGAAAGGTGATTTAGCGCCAACGTGTATAGCCCATTACGCCAAAGATAAATCGACCCGCTTAGTGGCGGATAAGCGATTCCCTCGAGGTGTCCGGCCTTACTCGGTTCGAGAGTATGCGAGGCTTCAAGGTGTTCCAGATTGGTTTACCTTCCCCGTATCTTCAACGGCGGCGTATCGCCAGATTGGGAATGGTGTGTCAGTGCCGAAAAGCGAATGGGTTGGTGGTGAGTTGTACCGCTATTTTCAACAAAGTAAAAAATTGGTGGCGTAAATGAAAGTTGAAGAACTGTTAGACATTGTGGCGAGTCAGGAGTGTGTTTTTAACAATGCGCATCTGGGCTCGGTGAGTCCAATCGAAACTTTCGAGGGTGTACTTTTAACGGTAGGTTTAGACGAAATTGGGATATACCGACCGGCCCCAAATTTTGGCGGTCTGTCTTTAAGTTCGTTGGCGGACACCCTACGAAAGTTAGACCCAAAAGGTACGGTTAGTTACCAGAGTTCAGGTGGCACAGAATTCAAAATCGGGTTCCTTGATTACGATGATGGTTGGGTAGAGACGGTAACGTCTGAGGAATTGGGGTTAAGTGAGGTAGTGGGATGAAATACGAACTACGTTACCCTGATAAATACAATGGTGTTCAGCGTTCTAGCTATTTCTTCGCTCCGTCGATAGAAAAAGCGCAAGAACACGCTGATGCTATGTGTAAACGTCGTCGAATACCGTACTTAATTAAAGATGCTAACGGTCGGGTTTGGCAGCGTGATTATAGTAGCGATCGTTTCAAGCATTACGCTTGGTACGAGTCTACGACTTATGATAGCGATCAAGTCGCTATGGCAAACAACTAAAATTAGGAAATTGACGATATGTGTAACTGTTTTGAAGAAACAATGGAAAAAGTAACCGAGCATGTTAAAGAGCAATTGCCGGACAACGTTCAAGACTTTGAAGCCGACTGGCAAGGCCGAGCGTATATGCTGGCCAAAGGTGAATACGCCCCAACCAGCCCAAAGATTGAGTATTCTTACCGTCCTTTGAAGCGTGACGGTACGCCGCAAAAGAATCTTAAGAAAGATTCTATCACTATACTTGCGAGCCATTGCTGTTATTGCGGTGAGAAGTTCGATCGCCCTGAAAAAGCGTAGTGTAATGGTGGGGTGTTCCCCACCACTTTTAATTAACTTAAAATTTGGAAATTGACGATATGACGGATATTAAACGTATCAACAAACAGGCTACGGCCACGATGCTATTTGTAATTGCTGACGCGATTACGCAACCCCGCTTTGTGAAGTTCTTAGAAGATAACACCTCCCGATTTGGTTCAGATGGTACCGGTACCGTTGAAGACCTTCACGACAAGCTAAGACACGATTTTGACTTCCAGCTCAAACAAGCCGTTAGCGTATTCTCCGACCAGTATTTAGTTTTAAGCTGGGAAGAAAAGCTACAAATGATGAGTGAAAAGCTTATTGACTTAGCCAACCGCACGGCTTGCAAGTGGCGCGTAAAGCTCCATCAAAGCAGTAAGAAATTTATTGTCCCCCGAGGTGTCAGTCTACCGAAAGCCTTAACCGACTTAATGTTGAGTGCTAACCCTCACAGAGCAATTTTAAGCCAGTCCCGTGACCCTCGACACCCAGACAACGACTGGCGCTGGGGTGGCGATATTGCAAACGCGGATGTATTCCTGGCTTCGCTATACAGTTTTGTCATTGCTAAAGACACGCTGGCCAGAGATACCGGCATGTTGTTTTTCGAAGATATATTGACCGAATTTGGCAATAAAATCGAATGGTTCGTTAAAGGCTACCCCCACGACTTGCTCGTGGTTGACCGGATGATAAATGCTGGGGCTCCACGTAAAGACTATCAGGGTATCGGGTTACGCACCGAGTTCTGTTCTACGTGGTCTATCACTTCCGAGACTAAGAATATTTTGGTTAGTAGCGGGTATCGAGAACTCCGCCATAAAACGTATGGCAGAACTAAACAGGTGGCGGCATGAAAAACCATTGTGAAAACCCTGGATACGATGTGAGTGCCGGACAAATAATTTGTTCGGAGTCCGAGCATTTTAACAATCTTGTTGGTGAGTTAACCGAAGACTATATCGACGAAAATGGCGTGGACGTTGAAGTTTTGTTAGCCACAATCGAACACAAAGGTAAGCGTGTTGAAGTGCAGTTGAAAGTGACTGCTGACCCTGATGACTTTATAGACGAGAACTAACCGGTGGGGAGTCCCCCACCGCTTTTAATTAACTTTACAATTTGGAAATTGACGATATGACTAATCAAACTATTGCGGCAAAGCACGAAGATATCGAACGCGCCACTTACTCCCCTGAGGACAACAAGTTGCGTATCTACCCCCTCAATCGCCTAGACAAAGACCTCTACGACGAGCTGAAAGCTCAAGGTTTTGGTTGGGCGCCTAAGCAAGAGCTGTTTGTTAAACCCTCGTGGTCCCCCGAAGCCGAAGATTTATGTATTCGTTTGGCTGGTACGATCGAGCCCGAAGATACCACGATGGCGGAACGTGCCGAGGCCAAAGCTGAGCGACTAAAAGCGCTGGCCGAGAAGCGAGCGGATGAAGCGCGGGGTTTCAGTGCGGCGGCGAACAATATGTCGTTTGGTGATCAACCTATCCTACTAGGCCATCACAGCCAGCGGAAAATGGAAAAGACCCAGAAAGCGCAAGAGCGTAACGAGGAACGCGCCAAGGAAGCGAGTTCAGCGGTTCGTTATTGGAACTGGAAGATGATGGGTACCGTTGCACATGCTAATCACAAAAACCGCCCTGATGTTATCGAGCGACGTATTAAAACCCTACTGACGGACTTGCGTAAGAAGCAACGAGAATTACATGCCGCGGGGGATTGTCTTTCGCTTTGGGAACGCTGTAAGGGTTTCGAGGATGCGGAACGCCAACGGGCTTTCGCTTTCAAAATCGCGAACTTTCGTTGGGATATTTGTGTTCCAGATACGTTAGACCATATTCGTAACGAGAGTAAACCGCTGGCTGAAATTATCGACGATAATATCGCGCTGGGCCAGAAGCGTAAGAATGACCCGAAGTTACACCGCAAGATAAACCATATCTTGAACCGTCTTACTTACGAACGGGCTCAATTAGGTGAAGTCGATTACTACACCGGTAAAGTCACGGGCCCCGTATTACAGACGTTCCTTAGAACCCATGGCGCGGATAAACCCAAAGCCACGAAGTCCGACTTTGGTTGGATTGTCGAGTGTGAGAACGACTTACCGATTCATATTGGCACTGGGTCAACGCTCGAAATGGACACGAAAGACTGGCGCGACTTGATGTATAACGTTGGGTATGAAGTTCCGGCGCCTAAGCCAAAGGCCCCGCCAATTCTTAACCTGTCACCGGAAGAAGTAAAAAGCATAACGGTGAAAATGTGGGGTAATGTTAATAAGTATCCTATTACCTCAATGACGAAAGCGGAATATTCAGCAATGCACAGCGAGCAGCGTGGTGTTAGGCCTAGTATATGTGGCCAGTTCCGAGCTAAGGTTTGTCGAATTGTCCCCGAGGGTGCGGACTATTGGAAGGGTGAATGGGTGGCGGTTTATCTCACCGATTCGAAACGTCATGCGTTGCCGAACTCAACCTCGATTGAGTATGTGACTAAGGAAGTGGAGAACGCCTAATGGATAAGTCAATTTATATCCGTCCCAACAAGCCTAAATTCGTAGCACCTCCCTCGAAAGTCGAGCTCGAGCCTATCGAGTTTACGGACACCCCGAAACCGGTAATTGTGCATGCCTCAACGGAATGTCACGTTACCCCAAGTGCGGTGGCCGAACGTATGGTGGAACTCTTAGAGCTTGAACCGGACGATCAGGTTCTTGAGCCTTCGGCGGGGACTGGGAATTTGGTTCAAGCGGTAAAAGCTGGGGGTCACGACGCGGACCTAATAACCGTTGTGGAACAAGACAATTCCTTAGTTCAATCGTTGCTGTCTCGTTTTGCTATGGGGGATTGTGAAGGGGTTACCCCGCGTATCTTCCACGAAGATTTTCTAAGCTGGGCCGAGGCGCGTTACAACAACGGGTATCGCTATGAAAAAATCATAATGAACCCGCCTTTCAAAAAGGTAAAAGCGCATATGGAGGCGGCACGCAAGTTACTCCGATTCACAGGGGTTCTAGTTGCAGTGGTACCAACGTCTTTCGACCACCCAAGCTATGAGGAAGTAGAGACGTTACCTAGTGACACCTTTAACACGTGTAAGGTTTACACAAAAATTGTTCGGTATGTAGCTTAACCTTTGGTGGGGAACACCCCACCACTTTTTAATTAACTAAAATTTGGAGATTGACGATGCGAATAGCAAATGCAGAATTTGAATTAAATATCGAGAGTGGTGATGCGGCTTTTGATACAACCGAGAATGCCACTTGGGAAATTGTAAGATTACTTAAAGAAGTAATTGGTAGTCTTGAATCCGGCGCCCCCATTGAAGGGCTTAATGACACGTTGCACAGTATAGATGGGAACCCCGTAGGTAGCTGGGGTATAGGGTTTGAAGAAATGGACTGGATTTCAGACTGGGAAGAATGGATTGACCACTGTAAAGAGTATATTGCCGAACACGGGTACTATTTGGAGCACCACAGCACCACAGTCTATGACTGGGACGCGCTAGCCGAACTGGACGAAGATGCACTGTCCGAATGGTTTAACAACTTCACGGACTCGGCAGTAACCAGTGAAAAAGTATGCCCCGAGGCACGTAGCTGGGCATGGGATGGTGAGTGATGAATATTTCAGACAAGGACAAAAAAGCAATTGTAAGAAAAATCAATAACACGTTCGAACCTCATTGCGTTCGAGCCTACATAAGTTTGCTGAACCCTAGCTTGGTGGTGTTTTTAAAAGCACACTTAAAGGATATCGATGCGGAGGTGGTATTTATCGATACCCCGAAGGATATGGCTGGTGCTGCTATGGCTCGCCGCCGTGGAGAAAACGCTCTATTCGTATTTACCGAAAATATGATTCCACTTACATATATCACGAGCTGTAGTCGTAAGATAGAGATACCAGAAGCGCTGCGCCTGAGAGTGCTTGAGGCTTGGGAGGCGACGCAGGAAGTAACGCAGGATTGATAAAACTATCTGAGTAACACATTATAGCCTTTATGGCCGGTGAATTGGCCATAAAGGAATTTAACTTAAAAAAAGGAAATCAAAATGACTAATATCGTAAACGGAAACACTGTAACTACTGACATTATTGAGCAAATCGTTGATAAATTTGTGTATACAGATGAGCAAGAACAAAAAGCCGCATCTAACGCAGTTAACAATGCAATTTACTCTGAAACGGATTTGGATGAACTAAGTGATATTGCTCTTTCATACGCTGGGGTCCCAGAGGGTGAACAGCCTCAAGCGGTATCTTTTAAGAAAGATGAAGGTAACGATACTTTTCTAGCTTCGGGCTTATCACATGAAATGAGCGATAAGAATAAGGACATAATCAAAGCCATTGCAACTCGTAATAATGTAACTGTTGTAAAGGTGGAGGGTATTGTTTGGGAGGATAGTGAGGGCGGCAAGAATGACGCTATCAATATCACATTTGCAGACGGTTCTGTTGCTCATATTCATGAGTACGATATCGAAGTTCAGTATTAATCAATAACTAACACCCCAACACGGGCCACGATCGTCGGCTAGAAAAGAATTTAACTTAAAAGGAAAATAAGATGCAAAAATTATCATCTAATGAAGTTATAAAGGAGTGCCGTAAACTGGCAAAAGACCAAGGACTTACTTTTAGACGAAGCAAAACCGTCGGCACAATTAATGGTGCGGCTTGCTATGAAATTGAAAGTGGTATCCAACACAAAATTCTTTATCAAAACAACTTAACCCTAACCTGGGAGAATCTACTTAATGAGTCCTTCAAAGGGCAGTAAGAGAGAATAAATACCAGGATCTTTTCTTGGTGGGGAATACCCCACCACGGTAATTAACTTACAATTTGGAAATCGACGATGAATACTGAACTGAAAAATGCTTTAGAAAAGCACTGCAAAGCTTTAAATATCCCCTTCTCAAACCTAGATACTATTGGTGAGTCTGAGACCCACATCAAAGATATCGTTATCAAGATAGAGCGATACGATCACTATGAAAGTCCCCGCGAGTGGGATAACGTAGGCACGATGGTTTGCTGGCACCGCAACTATAATCTGGGGGATGAGCAACCCAGTATCACCCCTCAGGAATATCAAATAGGGATGATTGAAGAAGTCGAACCTGGTTTTGAAGAAATTCTCGAACGCTTTGAGAACCAGTGGCCTACGACCCGTTGTGATGCCGAAGGCCTCGCTGATTTTAACCAGCAAGTACAAGCTAAAATCGAGTCTCGATTGGAAAAGTACTTTCTGATGCTTCCCCTCTACCTATATGACCATTCAGGTATCACCATGAATACGGGTGGTTTCTCTTGTGCCTGGGACTCTGGCCAAGTGGGTTTTATCTATGTCAGTAAAGAAAAAGCCCGTAAGGAATATGGCTTCAAGCGACTCACTGAAAAGCGTATCCAGCAATGCTATAAGTATCTTGAGGGGGAAGTGGAAACCTATGCCTCGGCTCTCGAGGGGAATGTGTATGGTTATGTTATCGAAAGTGCCACCGGAGATATCGATGATTCTTGTTGGGGTTTCTACGGTCCTGAGGGTGAAGGTTGGGCGCTTGAACAGGCGCTATCCGAAGTTGTAGCGCATAAGAAAACACGGGTAGCGGAACGTTTAGAGAAGATCAAAGTTTGGGTCAAAAACCAAGTCCCACTTCTGAAAAGAAATGAACTGGTAACAACGTTACCAGTTCTCTATTAAGGTCAATCTAAGAAGGTCGCGAGAAATTCCTTGAAATCGGCGAAGGAAATATCCGATAAGATAATTTTGTTGAGTAAGACACCCTCGGATTTATCCTTATGTGCTTGCTTTGCGATTTGTTGGTATCGATAGAATTCTTCGGGGGATATTCGACCGTAGCGTTCGGCGTTAGAAATAGTATTTTTATGAACGTCAGCAGCAAGGGCGAGTTCTTCTTGAGTTAATGCGTAACGTCGCCGCATACTTTTAAATTTTCGTGCTGTAGTTCGGCGGCGTTCTAATTCCCAATCAAGCTCAATAGTTTCATCGTATCTTCTTAACATGGCATACTCCATTATTTATCAGCCATTTTACTTATTCTTATAGATAGTGACCTCCAAGGTCGAATTTAGTGTAATGTAAAAGTTAAAGTATTTAAAGAATATTTTTAATAGCGAATAAATAGTTACTTAAAACTAAATATTTTATCCTTCTGTTACGTTTTCGACTTGAATTTATTTAGTTGTAGGCGTAGCTTATTACTTGCCCACTGGGCTTAACTTAAAATTTGGAAATTGACGATATGAATATCCCCGCGAAAACCGCAGTAAATACCTCTTGTGACGCTGATGTTCGCTTTGAACAACTACTCTATAAAGTACATTCCACGGGCAAAATTGGCTCTTGGCATATCTCCGTAACTCTCAACCCTGATGCAACAGCCACCATGCTTGTTACGGCATGTAAAGTTTTGGGTGGTAAAGGTGTTGAAACCCTCACGGAATACACCGAGGGTAAAAATATTGGCCGTAGTAATGAAACAACCCCTATTATGCAAGCTGTGTTTGAAGCTCAGAGCAAGGTTAAGAAACAGCTTGATAAAGGCTACGTTGAAGAAAAACCGGAAGAAGGGGCCAACGTAACTAACGCATTAGGGTTAGTGAAACCTATGTTGGCCCAGCCGGTCGAGAAAGTTAAGAACTGGCAATTCCCAGTACATGTTCAACCGAAGATGGATGGGCATCGTTGTCTCGCCACACTTCAAGACGGGAAAGTGTTTCTCTATTCTAGAGGTGGAAAACCGATAATCGTTCACCATATTATGGCAGCGCTGCAGAAGCTTGCGGATAGTGGTCGCTGGGGTGGTGAAACTTTGGATGGTGAGTTGTATTGCCATGGTAAGGCCTTTGAAAATATATCCAGCCTGATAAAGAAACCCCAGCAGGACAGTAAGTATCTCTCATACAATATCTACGATATCGTTTTAGAGGCACCTTATGGAGTCCGCTTTGATGTTCTAGATGAACTTATTACCGAAGGTGAGTACCCTACGCTCTGTCTAACGGCTTGTTACCAAGTCATAGACCAAGCTGGGATAGACCGATATCACGCGGCTTGGACTCAAAATGGTTATGAAGGGACGATGATCCGCCATGGCCATGCCCACTACGAAACCGACAAGCGAAGTTCTTCTCTGATGAAAAGAAAAGACGAGAAAGATGCCGAGTTTGAAATTGTTGGGGTTCGCAAAGGTAAGCCTAACAAGCGCCTAGGTACCGAAGTAGGTATCTATATTTGTAAGACGCTCGATGGTAAGTTGTTTGATGTTACGGCGCCAGGGGATGCTAAAGAGAAACACCACCATGCAGTAAACGGCCATCAGAATATTGGCAAAAAGCTAACGGTTTTCTCTTTTGGCTACACCAAAGAAGGTAAGCCGTGCCATATTACAAACTCTCGGATTCGCGAGGATTTATAGTGGCCCAACTGCGTAGAGAAAATATCTTCCGGTTGCAACGTAGTTTATTCTATTGGGACAAGTCGTTCGACGCCCCTTTTGTAAACCTCATTTATAAGAAGCTGTATGCTTATATTGAGAATAAGTTCCCCGAGTTTAATTGGGAGAAAGAGCTACGTTTGGCTCGTGAAGATTTTTCTCACGTAGTAAATTGGGGGCCTTTAAATACTGAAATAGATGGGGCTAGGGTCTTATTAAATATAAAAGGGCATAAAGTTTTTATCACTTTAAGTAAATTAATGTGGTGTTTAGTTTACCCAGACTATTTATTAATAACGTATCCAACTTGGCCCCCAGGAAAACAAAAAACAATGGATGCTGAGGCGCGAAATTGGGCAAACCCAATGTACCATTACCCTTCGCGTTTCTGGCATCTGCCTGACTCGGTTTATACTTATTTTGAAACGGTTTATGGTGAACGTAATCCTGAGGATATTAAGTCGAATAACTATCATCACTATATTGTAAAACGAGAGGAATACTGTCGGTACTTTACAAGGAAATACAAACTACCAAAGGATCACTTTTCATCAGTAACGGGCTCTCGGGTACAAGCAAGGCATAGAGATTTGCAAACGATACTGTCTATCGATTAGTAAAACCACTGGAGACAATTATGATTACTGCTAAGGACGATTATTTGGGGTTACTCAAAAAAGTCCAAGCTGAGCTGAATAAGCTAAACAACCTTAATGGTAAAGCGGATTTAGAAAAACTCTTATCAGATATAGAAAAGTGCAATAAGGCTGCTAAAGAGTATTCTTATCCAACCCCCTTCCCCGCTAAACTTATTGAGGAAATCACCGCTATGCAAAAACGCTTAGATTACTACTACAAAACAGGGTTAGATGCACCGAGTCTTACAAGTGAGTTCACAGGACCGTAAGGCCCCCGAGCTGGAGCCTTGTTCGCTCCAGCTCGAGGTTATTTCAGAACAACACAAGGCTATCGCAATGCGGATAGACTTTCATGTAACGTTCAACCTTTCAGATAAAGGTGAGACCCTTAGACAAAAGTTGGGGATGGCTGAAAGTAGCTTTAGCCGACTACGCCGAGGAACAAAAGAAATTACCTTGACAGACTTACAAATTCTGGCAAAATTTTTTAACACAACGGTAATAAATATTCTCAAAATTAATTTTTAATTACCTACAAATTGGAATATCGACGATGACAATGCTAACTCAGGGAGCGCCACTAGGGTACTATGGTATCCACGACGACGATGGTGTCTCCTATCTTTATCAAGACGTTTGCCCTTATGGCTGGGAATTTATCGGGTTAAACCGTAAATCAAACCTCACGGTTAAGCACCTTAAGAACCAGTGCTCACACAATATCAATGTTAATCTTGCCACTCGAGAACTAAGCAAAATCCATTTACGCAAATTTAACCGCGTGGTCACTGACCCGCTGGTTCAAACGATGCTACCTATTCCTAATGGTAAAACTTATTTCTTGGATGAAACTAAGCTGCCGGAGGCGGCGAACTGGCTGGCTTGTTTAGAGCGTTTAAACTCTCCGCTACACACTTGGGTAAAACCTTTGTTTGCTGTTAACAAAGGCCATGCGGCCAAGCACCTCGGTATGACGAATATTCACCCGATGGTGTTTGTAGACTTAACGCCTCACGATAGCGATACGGTATTGAGGCTAGCTACAATTGCGAAAACTTCCCCGAGAACCGTTATTTTTTGCGGTGATCCTAAAATTGTTATCCCCAAGCATATCGAACGATTGGAAACGAATCTCAGTAGTCTTACGACGTTGCAGGACTTAATTAGTTTGCCTTTAGAGCATCTAGGCAGTTACGTGCTGTCGAAATACTGCAAAGGAACTCGTTCCTTCGAAAAAGTAGCCTAACCTCCTTCGGATTTGACAAAAAGAGAAAAAATATATGTTGAATTTTGCACAGCGTCTCGCGTTGTTGAAGCACTCACTACGCGAAAAAGGGATTCGTCAAGAAACGTTGGCTAAGAAACTCAAGTGTAGCCCCTCGACAATCTCTAACACCCTTTCAGGATCTAAAGAAACGTCGATGGTTTTTCTACTTCAAGTATTGAAAGAGGCCGATTACCCCTTAGACCAAGTGTTCCCAGACATTAAGGAACAACTCTCCGAGATTATCGGCTTGCTTGAAAAAGGGGAAAATCAAGAGGCGACAATTAACTTGTTAAATTTACTTAGGTTAACTTACAACCATGGCCAGAATGAAGCACGCGACAATACCAAAACAGCCAGCTAATGCCACTTGGTTTGATATGAATGATGTTTATGATAAGCGGGGTTCGCTCTCCTTACGTGATTATCAAATAGACCATCTGGGTTCCTCATTAGCTGAGAAACGTAGCCTGAATCTTTCAGAAGCCGGCACCGGTAAAACACCTGTTGGTTGTCTCTGGGTTTACCATCACACACAAGAAGGGCGTGTGATTTGGACAATGCCTAAATCACTACTGGTAAAGAACTACCACGAGTTATTGTTGTGGTCTAACCTCGAGCCTCACCAAGTTATTATTATAGATGGTACCCCTAAGCAAAGAGAAAAGCAGTTTGCTAATCGTGAAACGAAAGTCTTTATGATGGGGTTTGACTCGTTTGCAAATAACTATAACGAGATCATTAAGCGCTATCCCGACACCTATCATCTATGCGGGGATGAATGGCATTTAGGATTCAGTACCCACGGTGAGCCTAAATACAATAAACCTGGGGAGTTCAACGGGCCTCGACGAACCCACAATATGTATCAGTATATGGCTCGAGGTGGGGATTTATTAGTATTAACGGGGACCTATATCAATGGCCGGTTAAGTTCGGCTTACCCAGGATTGAAACTGATTAATCCACTGTATTATCCCACCTACAACAACTTTATGTTATGGCATGCCATGTTAGACGAGTATGGGAACCCGTTTATGTGGAAGAACCATGACCGGTTGAAAATGCTGATTGACCGTCACAGCCGCCGTATTACCTATGAAGATGCGTATGGGAAAGAAAAGAAATCAATCCATGCGGAAATGTGTACTATGTCTCCCTCCCAGGCCAAAGCGTTTACGGAGATTAAACAACGCGGCATAACTGAGCTGGACGATGATTTCTTGGAAGCTGAGAACGAGGCTGTGGCTCTGCAGCGGTGCTTTAAAATTATGCAATCCCCTGACGAATACGGGTTGGCCCAGAATGAGTCGGATGGTAAGGACGCACACTTAATACAGCATCTTGAGACACATAAGTTCACTGGAGAACCTTTAATTATTTTTGAAGTCGTGGTTACGGCCCACGCTCGATATAAGAAAATTTGTGAAAGGTTGGGGCTTAAGGCCGAGTTTATTAACGGTAGTATTGTGTCTCGTCGTGGTGAAATCGACCATAGATTTCGTAACGGTGAAATTGATGTGTTGATTTGTAGCCCTGAGGTGGCCGGAGTGGGTTTCAACTGGGGGCATGTAGACCATATTATTTTTATGTCTTTTGACTGGCAAGATACCACCTTTATTCAGAACTACCGTCGAGCTTTACGGGGTGTTCGTGAAAAGCCCGTTAAGATCACATTGCTTGTGTATCGAGGTGGACTGGAATTGCACGTTGCTAAAAAGCTATTAAACAAATCGAATGACCGAACCCAAGTTGAAAATGGTGTAACGGTTGACTTAGTAACCCCTATCATGCAAGCCGCATAAGGATTTTTATGAAACTAACAAGACTCGCTGTTGCTATTCGCTATGCCTTAGAGAGTGGCCAGTATTTTGCTACCGTAAAGGAGAGACAAAATGCTGGCAAATAAAGACGACTTACTCCCTTTTGTGCTGTTTATTCTGGAAGCAAATCTCGAGCTTATAGAGAAAAGCTTCGCCAATGCTGAAACCCAAGAAGAACTGGTCACAGAATACGCACTACTGAAAATGATTCAGAGTTATAATTCAGAAACGGATAGTGAAAAGTGTAAGGCTTTGACACAGGCAAAAGACACGGTGGAGAAATTAGAGAACCTAATCCAACGGGCTAAAAAAGAAATTGAGACACGGGAAGCTGGTTTACTTGACAGCTAACCAATTTTAGCCTAAGGTTATCATCTATACCGCCTCAAAGGCTTGGTATATATGACCTCGGAGAAAAGCGAGGGGCGAAAGCCAAACAAACAGTAAGTAATCAATAATCAATAATCTAACAATTTGGATATCGACGATATGAGTAATAAAATTGATCAAATGATCGCAGAAGCACAAAACAACGCTAATGCGACTCAACAACACCAACAAGCTAACCCCCAGGTGGTTAATAACCAAGAAGGTTATCAGCAGCAAGCTAACCCTCAGGTAATTAATAACCAAGAAGGTTACCAGCAACCGCAGAACCACGTTCAGCAAACACAGAACCAAGAAGGTTACCAGCAAGCGCAAAACCACGTTCAGCAAACACAGAACCAAGAAGGTTACCAGCAAGCGCAAAACCACGTTCAGCAAGCGCAAAACCACGTTCAGCAACCGCAAAACCACGTTCAGCAAGCGCAAAACCACGTTCAGCAACCGCAAAACCACGTTCAGCAACCGCAAAACCACGTTCAGCAACCGCAGAATCAGGTTCAGCAACCGCAAAACCACGTTCAGCAACACACACCCATGGCAGTAAACCCGCAAGGTAACACGGCCATGGATATTCCAGCGAATCTACCTCCCGAGCTAGCTAAGTACTTAGGTGCTCGAGAAATGACAATGGAAACCATGGGCAGTTCAGACCTATTGGTTCAGGACTGGGTTAAGACTTCCTATCACGGTATGACGTTGGGTAGCGCTCCACAATCAATTCTTCAACCCTTTCAAGTTGAAATTGATATGACGGAGAACTCTGGTTACATGCTTTGCCAAATGGTTCGCTGGGTAGTGGCTTCCCCAACGGGTGACCAAACTAACTACGTTCACACCTACGATGGTGAAATGGGTTCAGATGGCCAGCCTTGGGCAAATGCTGTTATGACCGCTTACCGGACCACAACAGACCCGAAAAAACCTAACGTCCCGTACCCCTCGGTACAACTTCCTATGAAGTTGACCCAGGATATTGTGGCCACCGCACCCGATGGGCAAGTCACCACGATTGCTCAAGCGGGTATTATGTTGGGCCACACCACGGCGAAAACCGGCTGGCATAACTGGCAGGAGTTCCACAACCAGGTTAAACAAGCCGGACTTCTAGGTCAACGGGTACTTGTTAAAGTGAAAAACCAAGCAGTAGCGCCTAAGAACCTTAGCTTTACGTGGGGTGTGTTGGAATTCGAATTAATCGGTCCAGCGCAGTAAAACCTTGTAATTAACTCTAAAAGGTCGGCTAAAGCCGACCTTTTTAACCTCTGGAAATTGACGATATGACAACCAAAAAACTACACCTTTGCGACGGTAATAACCTGCTCCGCCGTAAGTTCGAAAGTGAAGGTCCAGCATGGGCCATACACGCCTATATTCAAGCCTGTGTTGATAACCCTCCAAACGGGGTCCTTATCTGGGTCTGGGATGGTGAGGGTGCCAAGAAGCCTCGCCAAGACATACACCCTGACTACAAGGCCAAGTCTGATTCTACGGATGAATTCTATTTGTTTATGGATAAGTTCCGTGAACTACTCACCCATTCCAACTGTTTGCAAATTCGCTGTGAGGGTCGTGAAGCGGATGATGTGATAGCGGAGTTGGTTAGAACGAAAGATCCTGAAACGCAAATCTTCATTGATAGTAACGACCAAGATTACCGACAACTTCTTAGCGACACGGTAATGATGGACTATATAAGTGAAACGCTTAAAGACTTAAAACCCGATGATATGCGTCTCTACAAAACACTGGTTGGCGATAAGTCAGACTCTATAGCCGGATTATCTCGGTTTGGCCACGGCACCTATCTAAAACTGAATGATGCTCAGAAATGTTTGCTTGAGGAATTTATCGAACTGGAAACAGACCTCACCGTTGAACAAGCTCAAACTAAACTGGGCTTTAGCAAGGCAATGGCCGAACGGCTTATCCAGTCTCGAGACGAACTAAATAAGTTCTGGCGCATTATCGGTTTCTTCCATGTCCCTCAAGGTGAGCTCAACGCTGGAGCCATTAAAGGGGTTAGGAATACCGCTGCCGCGAATGAAATCTTTCGCGAACTTGCGATCCCGATTGGTTAGTTAGTAGGGGCTTTTTGCCCCTCCTTTGAGGAACGATAATGAGCAGCACAAATAAAAAGGTCGCGGAGTTCGAAGATTACCCTACCCCGAGACCGCTTGTAGAGGCTTTATTCAAGCATATCGATTGGGATGCGCTTAGACACTCTGCATCTTATGAAAATCGCCCCGCACGGTTCCTAGAGCCGTGTCGTGGCACTAAACGAAATATCTACGATTTGGTACCGCAGGACTTCGAAAAGTATTACTGCGAAATCCAGGAAGGTTTGAATTACCTAGAGACAGACCTGAGTGCGATTAAGTTCGATATTATCGTAACCAATCCCCCCTTCTCGCTCTTTGAAGCTTTCGTCACTAAGGCGAGAAGCGAGGTTGTGCCTCATGGGTTAGTAGGCTTCTTAATGCGGGTTAACGCATTAGGGACCAAGAAAAGAGAACAGTTCTGGGCGGATAACCCCCCAGACAAAATTATTGTCGCGGTACCACGCCCCGATTTTAGTGGTGGCGGGGGTGATAGCTGCGAGTATGCGTGGTTCTGTTGGGACCCCACCGGAATTTTGCTTGTGGACTCGAACGTTGGGCGCCTTAACTGGGATAAACCTACTAGACGCAGAAGTAAGAAGGTAAAAGAACGGAAATTGACTGATGAAAAAGAAAGCCAAACGGAATAAGAAGTACAACCCTCGTAAGTATCAAGAGGTTTTAGTACGTGGGAAAATTAAGAACTTTGCTATCGCTATGGTGCTAGGTGAGTCGAAGTACTGCACCTTGATTGATTACAAGACTTGTAAAGAAATCAACGTCTCACAGGACGTTGCTGAGAGTGTCGCTAACGGGTGTTTCAACTGGTACTACGAATGTTCGGTAGTCTGTCGGGACCAGACAGGAAAAGAATACGTAGTTAGTGAACCCCACTATTTCAAATCGCGATACCGCCAGTCAGACAAGCGATTGAATGACTATCTTATCGAAGCCCATGTCGCCTTTAAAGAAAAGCAGAATCCCCTCCATGTAGTCACTATGGCCTGGGTGGCTATTCCCGTTATCGATGAGACTGAGGACTTAGATTTAGAGACCCTTGGAAAAATATACGAACAACTCGGGGCCTTTGATTACCTCTCGAAGTGGGAGAGCGACCAACTAGAGAAGGAGAAAGTAGCGTGAAAAAACCGATAGGTAAATGCGACGTTTGTAATTTCCGAAACGCGGAATATTGGTTTGGTCGAACCTCCGCCGCAACGTGTGGGCATCACCATTGTGAAGAAGTAATGCAAGCTCGTTACGAAGCACACTGCGAAGAAGTAGATAAGCAGTTAGCGTTAGATGAATATAGGGAGCAAAACTATGACTGAAAAAGAATTAGATTTCGAATTAAACGCAGCGGTTATGCCGGTAAATTCTATCGCATGGGGGGAGAACGATTTTGTAATACCTGCGGACAAGGCTATAGAAATCCTGAAAAAACAACAAGCCGAGATCCAGGACAGTACTCGAGTTAAAGACGAATGGGTTCAAGTTTTTCTCCCTATGACGGAATACTGTGACAAAGAAAAAATCGGCTCCTTAGGGCAGAGTTTTGTAGGGGCGTTTATTGACTCTCATAAAGCGCTCACGCAACGAGTGAAGGAGTTGGAATGGACTCTAAGTAACTTGGATAGCTACTTGTCAGATAAAAATAAATTCGCCTTAGAGAAACATGATGAGGGGGTTAACGCTTGTATTGAAGAACTCACACGATGCTACCGTGTCGCTCTTGATGAGTCACACGACATTGAGGATGCCAACAGTATCGAAGTGCTAATCGATCACCTCCAACAACTACGCAAAGGGGGTGAGTGATGGGTAAGGTAATTCGCTATGAAGAAAAGTACGATCCTAATCACTCTCAAGAGTGCATCTGCCATAGAAGCCCTATGTGTCGTGGTTTAGAAGAAAGCCCTGAGGGTTCGTATGTAGATTATGAAGAATACGAGAAATTAGAACAGCGTTGTGCGGAGTTGGAAAAAGAACTTACTTTATCAACTGACCAGAACGATCTTCTACTCGATGAGTTTATTCGAGTTAAACTTTTAACCGATAACACAGAGATACATGGCTTATGCGAAAGAGCTCACGTTCGTATGCGTCAAAACGTGTCTGTTATCGATAGGAACAACAAGCTTGTAAGAGAAGTAGCGGAGCTTAAACATAAAGTAAAACAACTACGCAAGGGGCAAGAGTGATGAAAACAATGCACTTCTTTGTTAGCACAAATGCTGAGGGTTCAACTTGTAGTACCGATTTAGACGTAACCAAAGAGCAGTGGGGTACAATGTCTGAACAAGAGCAGACCGATTTAATAAACGAGTACCGTTCTGATGTGATGGACACTTGGGTTGAAGAAAAGGAGCAAGAGTGATGGATAAACTATTTGAAGAAATCGTTTTTGCCGCGGTTAAAGAAGCTGAAAAGGCTATGGTTGAGATTCCTCAACCTAATTATGTCATCTATAAAGTTGCGGAAGAAAGCGGCGAGGTAATAAAGGATGCGGTACATTGCGCTGAAAATCGTCAATCGTATTCTAACCTTAAAAAAGAAATTACTCAGAATATCGCCATGCTTTACCGCTTGGTAGTTGAAGGTGATCAAGTTATTGGGCTAAAGCCTCTTGGTGAGCAACTACGTAAGGAACAGTCTAATGAGTAGCTTTATAAATATTTCCGATTTAAAAACTTTTAGTTTAGGTGACTTGTCTGGAAGAACGGTGAGCATTCGTTGGTTTTCAGATGAATCAGAAGCTATTCGTTTGCTTATGGCGTTTGATATACATACTAATGAATCTTTTGTTATCAAAGCAGAAAACTTTCCAATAAATAAGGGTGAGTGATGTTTAACTTTTATTGCGATTTATGTGGCGATTACCAAAAAGAAGCCAAGCACAAGTATTCTCTTGAAAGCTTTACTTATTTCACACCAGTAGAGGGAAACATGAATTTTGAGTTCAGATTTGTTTGTAAGCCTTGTATCGAATCCATAGAGCGCGTTACTAAGGCGCTACGCAAAAGGGGTGAGTGATGGGTAAGGTAATTCGCTATGAAGAAAAGTACGATCCTAATCACTCTCAAGAGTGCATCTGCCATAGAA